GAGATGCAGCGTAGTCTCGTGGGCTCGGAGATGTGTATAAGAGACAGGTCTGCAACTGCGCTGTCCGCTATTGCTTTGGCAGACGGTCGTATATGCCTAGCCTTGTCTGCGGATACATCACTACGCTTCTGCCGAAACTAACGGACAAGACGCTGGATTGCTTTGAACGTGACATTGCAGAGCGCAAGCGGACAGGGTTCAACTTTGGCGATTCCTGCGACTATGAGACGTGGGATGCGTTCTACAAGGCGGTTTGTAAGGAGATTGAAAGGAGAAAGGGCAATGCCAATATATGAGGTCGCTTTAGGCATCGTTTTGACAACGATGGTTGGTATGTTGTTTGTATCTCCCATTTATCTGTTTGAACGATATATCCTTTGGGAAATTTTGGACGAATATATTGATAGCACCGTTATCAAGGTTGTTGCTTGTGCGGTTATCAATATTACTATTTTCTTAATTGGATATGTAATCGTTCTTGCTGGTGCGGGGTATAAAAATGGCTAACACACTTTGGCATCCAGCAAGCGAACCGCCACGAGATCGAACGCAGCCTTTGTTGCTTGCGGCTAAGACAACGTGGCGTGATAAAGATGGAAAAATGTTGCAAGGAATCTCGCCGACAGCCTACTTCCTTGGCTGTTACGCAGACGGTCAGTTCTGGGATGAGATAGGCGAGAGACTGCCAAAAGATGTGACGGTGACGCATTGGATGGCGTTTCCGATGGTGTAGGAGGGCTTATGAAAAACAATATCGTTGTTACGCAAGATATGGTTGACGCATTCACGGCAGAAATGCAGGAAGCATACAAAAAGTACGGTGATGATGAAGAAATCGTTCACAGCATGATGGACGGCATCATGTGTGAAACCTTAGAAAAGCTGGGCTTTGCAAAAGGAGTGGAAATCTTTGACGAAGCACCGAAATGGTATGCGTAAGGAGCAGTAAATATGACGAACAAGAAGTTTGGCATCATCATTATGAACTTGAGCCTTTTTGATTTCGGGCCGAAACCGCCTTGTGGGTATATCAAGGCAAAACATATCCGCCCAGCGTACGGCAAAGGCGCAAGGCCTGTAAAGGCGCATAAGCGAATCACGAGAACGAGAGAGGGGTTTAGAAAGTGAAAAAGCTTAAATTTCCTGAGGATTTCTTTGCGTACGACAACCCAGACTGCCCAGACAAGGACATTGAAAAAGCCGTGAACAGGATGAAGAACTGGATGAAGGGCGAAACCTATAAGAGCAACCCTTGGTTCTTTATGGCAGCTGGTAACTATCTGATTGTCGGTCTGATTGCTGAGGATGGGCAGAAAACAATCTACGTTGCGCGGCAATATTATGAGATAGTCAATATTCCGGGCGAAGGTTGGCTGCGTGAATCTGACGCTGAGTGCCCGGTTTAAGGAGAATTAAAAATGGAAGAACTCAAGAGATGTCCGTTCTGCGGTGGGGAAGTGGCTATTGCAGAAACAGGGACTGATGTAAAGAAATGGATGTTTATTTCGAGAGCGCACGGAGAAAACAAATGCACTTGCCGTGTTTTTATGGAAAGTGGGGAGTATTGGTTTGATTGCTCCGAAAAGGATAAAGAAAGAATTAAAGCCGACCTTATCGAAGCATGGAACAAACGCTACAAAGAGGACTGAAAATGGAGCAGGAACACAAGCCGAGAACATCAATGATTCTTCTGTTGGAACACGTTCATGCGATGGACGAGCTGACAGACGAGGAATTGGGAGCGTTCGTCCGCAACTACGCACAGTATGTTGAGACTGGACTTGAGCCAGCATACGACAACGATCGTGCTATGCGGATGCTCTGGAAAGTCGTTAAGGCGTTTGATGATATGAACGTGCAGAAGATGGAAGAACGTGATAGACGTAGACGAGAAGCAAACAAGAAAAATATAAACAAGCGTTGGAACGATAAAAAATACGAAAGCATACCAATGGTATCACAGGATACGAATGGTATAAATGGTATACCAAACATACCAACTGATACGAATGGTAGCTTATCTGTATCTGATTCTGTATCTGAATCTGACAAAAAAGAAAAATGTGAAAAGAAAAATGCCAACGAAGTAAAACGCTTCAAAGCACCGACTGTCGAGCAAGCCAAAGAATACTTTGCGGATAAAGGCTACATGGAATCAGAAGCAGAGCGGTTTGTTGACCACTTCACGGCAAATGGCTGGAAAGTTGGCAAATCGCCTATGAAAGACTGGAAGGCTGCTGCACGGAACTGGATGCGTAACGTGAAGGACTGGAACGGTGGCTATCAGCAGACAATGGCTGAATTGCCTGACGAGGGAGACTTTCTGCGGTGAATATTGAAAATCAGACCCAATACATCCTGCTGGGGGCAGTCCTCACGTTCTCGGAATATGCCGATGTGCTGCAAGACCTTAAAATCGACGATTTCTGCCCTGAACTGCGTGATACATTCGCTGCCATTTGTGGCTATTGGGAACACAACGACAAGTGGAACCCGGTAGAAGTCATGGGGCGGTACGATAACTGCAAGAAAGCAATGGGTGAATGTCTGGATGCCTTCGGTGCAGAGTTCATCCGCAACGTCACTCACGACATGATGCTTGGATGGGCTGGAATCGTCAAGGAAAAGGCGGCATTGTCCAGAGCCAGAGAGATTGCATTCAAAATCGTTGATGGCTCGACCAGATATGCAGACCTGACAGGCATTTATGAGCAGCTAGGCGAAGCTATAAACCTGCACAACGAGAGAAGCGATTTCATCCCGATGTGTGACGGCATAGACAATTACATCCGCAAGCTAGATGATAAGCCGGAGTATATCAGCACAGGGCTTAGAGTGTTGGACAACAACTTGCATCTTGTGCCGGGCAACTTCGTTGTGATCGGCGGCAGACCATCTGCCGGTAAAACAGCTCTGTCCTTGCAACTTGCCTGTGAAATAGCAAAAAACGGACGCAAGGTGGCGTATTTCAGCCTAGAGACCGACCCGGACACGCTCTATGCTCGTATTATCGCAAACCAGCTAGGCGTACCGCTGCACACGGTCAAGAACAAGACCGTCAGCATTAACGAGCTTGACCGGCTGGCGGCTATCAAGAAATATCCGCTATTCGTCCGCTCTGCCGCTGGTAAGAGCGTTGGGTGGATTAGAACGCAGTCCATCAGGATGCAAGCTAAAGTGGTTTTCATTGACTATTTGCAGCTTATCCATCAAGCCGGAGCGAAAGACCGATACAGTGCCGTTACGGAGATCAGCATGGCACTACATGAGTTCGCACAGTCCACGGGAACGCTGGTGGTAGCCCTTGCGCAGCTCAATCGAGAGACCGCAAGAGCAGGCATCCCACCGACCGCCGCAGACTTGCGAGAATCCGGGCAAATCGAGCAGGACGCAGATGCAATTATCCTGCTGGCGCAGAACGTGACCACAAAAAAGCGACCAGAGCCGCATTATCACTTTGCGCTTGAGAAGAACAAAGAGGGCAACGTGGGGTCGCTGGACATCACGTTCCAGATGGAAACTCAGCAGTTCAAAGAATGCGTGTGGATGTAACGAGAGGAGAATAAACATGAAATACCGCAAGAAGCCAGTTGTTATCGAGGCATTCAAACTTAATGCACGAGGCCTTGTTGGAGAAGATTGGTTCTGGAATGCAGTAAGTAGCAATGAGATTATCACGCATGATTTCGGAAAGTTTCACGATGACCCTGCGTGGTGCGAGATTAAAACGCTCGAAGGGACTATGATTGCTAGGACTGGCGATTATATCATTCGTGGCGTAAATGGCGAAATCTACCCGTGTAAACCTGACATTTTCGAGAAAACATACGAAGCGATTGAGTGATAGTAGCCTAGCATCGTTTCTGCGCTCGTATCTTCACGGTAGAATAGGCAAGAAAAACAGATAACATGGTCTGGGCGATAAAGTTACCGTCTGAACCCAATAAATATTTTTTATCAATCAACAAACGGAGGAAAACGATTATGAACATCACTCGACTGGAACAAGAGACCATCGTCAACTTCAATGCAGCGGAAGATACTGCATCGGTTTATACCGCTGACCCGGTGTATATGCGCAAGCTTGACAAGCTGTGCGAACGTGAGCCTGCATCGTACAAGCTGGTCAAACAGGACAAGGACGGTAAGTGGTATGAGATGCCCAAGCGACTGGTTCGGTTTGCAACCACAAGAATTATGACGGACGAACAAAAAGAAGCGGCTGCGGAGCGTATGCGCAAGATGCAAGCAGCAAGATGCAAGCAGACAGCAGAATTCAAATCTCCGCTATAATCACCAATTAACAAATGGAATGAAAAGCATGGAATGGTATCAGGTAGTAAAACTACCCTCTGCGACTATTCCGTGTTTTTTTTCGTCTGTTATTTATCTAGAGAAAACGGCAAAGTCTGATTTTGAGCAGAAACCGTCACGATCAAGTGGCGGTTGGGCTAATATGGCTACGACTATAAGCGTGATGCGTTTGCATGCAAGTGGATGCACATGATGCGTTCGCATACCAATCTTCCTCTCTTCCTTCCTTCTTCTTCCCCCCTATAACCCCCTATTATTATCTATCTATCTCTCTATCTCCCTTCCATGAAATAGACAAGCTATTTCATGTCCCCACGCCAAGATGAAAGCTACACCGTTAGCCAACAGGGCAGACCGTAGGCGAGAACTGGCGTGAGATTCGGGCTGGTGGATGGTCTACGACTATTTCACATGGAGAATTAACTTCATTTTGCAGTCGGTTGGATATATAGAAATGTTGCATTAACTATTCATAGCGAAATACTATGGATTGAATATAATACCATAGCGAATTACTGGGAATTAAATCGAGCAGGGACAGACCGAATCGGATGGTATGAGTTATTATACGAAATAATCCGTGATTATCAGGAGTAACTATATCTGTATACTATAATAAGTACGGTTATTATACGAAATATACATAACTACCGGAAGAATAAATTATGCGAAATTGGAACGAGAGGTGATTTGAGGAGTGGTCGGATGACTTAGCGACTATCGCACCTCTCTTTTCCTAAAAGGCAAACGACTATTTCACACAAAAAATACACGACTATTTGACGATGGTTCGCAAGAAAACGCTACGACTATTACTCTACGACTATCAGCGGACAGTTCGCTGCTATACGATATATAGGACTTTCAAAAGCTAGTCGTCTGACGACTTTACGACTATTCCACGACTATTTTATTGGAGAAACTACGACTATTCCAGCCAGAACGCTACGACTATTGCTGACCTCTATTAGCTATCGGGCGAAAGCCCGAAAATAAATACGGCGAGAGCCGCCAATGGTTCCGCGCCGCCCGGTGGACTGTCCCGCCGGGTGAATGGTGCTAGGCTGACCGGGTACGCCCTGACTGCTGACCGGTGCCAGATTGCAAGCCGCCGGGCTGGCATGGTCTGCGGTGTGCGCACCCTTGCACTCTTATATACCTTATTATAATAGTCGGCTGTGCTGACCTGTACAGCGTCCGGGCGTGGCGGTGGTATCTCTTGTATGCGCTGGAGGTGCTGCGGCGCTGTGATACGCTCCAACGTGGCGTAAGCTGCATTTTATCCGCTTGTGTCGGTCTAGTATTTGCGGCGGTAGAATGGGGCAAATCTCAGGAAATGCCTCTGTAAAGCCCTGCGTGCTGTTTTGTGGCGTGTGTGGTATAAATTGCATTAATAGCACAAAACGTGCTGTAAACGCTTGTATTGTGCTGTATTGCAGCAGGGCAAAATAAAAGCCCTGCACCCTCAGCAGGTGCAAGGCAAAAGAAAAGCCCGGCCATTTCTGACCGGGTGAAATGCTTCTTATTTGCTGGCCTTGAAGAGCGCGGAGAAAAACCAGAAGAAGAACAGAATGCAGGAAAATATCACTTGTCGCACCCCCTTATACAACACTAAATCGCTTGTATGTGGTACGCTTGCTACATTCAGCATAAATATCCGGGTGCGCTGCCTGCAAAAGCTTGCTATCAAGTCGGACACTTTGCACGTCCTTATACATTACCTTGCAAGCGCCTGCAACAACCTCCGGCGCTCCCTGCATCATGGTGATAATTTCATCTCGCAGGCTGTCCCGCATCTGCTCCGCTTGTTCTGCAAGCCGCTTATACTCTCGATACTCGTTGCACTTTTGTTCTAGGTCTGTCATTTTTTAGCCCTCCATGTTAGCTGTTGAGAAATGCAATCATAACGAGCGCGCCGGAGATCATGCCGCCCACGTACCAGAGGGCCGCCCACTGGGTAAAGTCAAGTGTAATCATACTGCAAACCCTCCATTAGTCAAATTCCGGCATTGTCAGAATGATTTTTTTGCACCGCTCAACGCTCAAGCGGTACGGCTTGGAGCGGGTCAGGTTGTCCGCTACAATCTGAGTGTATACCATAAGCGGCAGCTCAAAAAGCGCGGCGCATTTGGGATACAGGCGCACGGCCTGATTTCTGATTTCTGCGTTAATTTCATCTGTCCGTGTCATGCTTTACACCTCCGTGTTTTTGCCGTTGGGGTTAATCCAATCGTTTTTGATGTCGTACCGCTTACAGTAGCGATAAAGGTTAATCAGCTGCACAAAGTCGCCAGCGCTTATATATGCCTCATTGTCCGGCGCATCGAGGGAACAAATAAGGGTCGTTCCGTTGTCCTCCCGCTGCACAAGTTCTAATTTTCTGCCGTTGTTCACTTCAAAAACAAGCTTGTTCATATTTATACCATCCTATTAAAACCAGTACAATAAATTCATATCGGTGCCCGGCTTGGTGATCTCCCGGATGCAAGGATACAAGCCGTAACTGTCAATTTGCAAGCCGTATTCTGCAAGCTCTTTGTTGAGCTTTACACGCCGTTTTGCAAGTTGAGCCTGTCGGGTTTTGAGCCACTCGGAGTTATAATAGTGGCTGTCGTTGTCAAGCTCCCAAGCTCTTGCGTCTGCAAGCCCCCAACGCTGCACGCTGTCAAGGAGCTTTCTTGCTTTTTCGTATGCCTCAGCGGGTACGCGGTCAGCGGCTTTATCTGCGGCAGTTGTCAGCGTGTCAAGCGTGGCAAGATCAAACGCGGCGCGGGCTCTGTTATACCATACGCAAGCGCGATGACTGCGGCCTTCGTAGTCCCCCGGAATGGGGCGGGCGGTGTATTCGATCTCTTTATTGTTCATCATGGTTTTTGTCCTCCTGTTTTGTGGTGGTACTTGGTAGGTGTTACGCTTTCTTGCGTCTGATTATATTATACGCTTTCTTGCGTAAATGTCAATAGGTATTTACGCTTTTTTGCGTATTTATTTTTTAAGTTTTGGCTTGTCCGCTTTTGCACAGTTTCGGACACACTGCCCGCATTCCAGCGCCGCCGCCGTCCCGGTCGCCCAGCGTGTCCAGCGTCTGGGCGTGTGTGCCTTGCCTTGCGTGGTCTGCCTTGCTGCCTGTGACGTGCAAGCCGTCCGGGTGCGCTGGAGTAGGCAGGGGTGTACCGGCGGGGTATATAGCCGCCGCCCAGCCCCGCCCGGTCAGTCTCTCAACCACCGAAAAAATAAAAAAGACCCACCCCATTTTCACAAATCAGAACCCATCCGATTGTGCAAGTCTCCAAAAATTCCGAAAAATACAAAAAGGCCCATTTCGGAGCCTAGATTGTGCTATAATCAGCTAAAGGCAATACGCCAAAGAAAGGAAGAATCAAAATGAGGAAGAGAATCATTGCGGCGGCTCTAGCAGCGGCTATGATGCTTGCTATGCCTATTAGCGCAATGGCAACTGCAAAGCCTGATGAATGGTCTGCTCCTATTGAGCTGGAAGAGACCAATGCAACACAGGTGCAACCCATAACAATCAAAGAATCCCATAGCCATCTTGAAACCAAGTACGAATACGGCAAAACGAGATACTATGTGTTCTACGCTGTATTGGTTGAGAATCCTAACACCGATTGGGCGGTCGATTTTGTTTCGCTGAATGTCACGGTATACGGCGAAGATGGTTCCGTCTTAAAAACCGATTCTGAAACGCTGGACTGGGTTGGCGAGGGCGATTCTTATTGGTATGGCGATTATATCGCTTTTGATTCCGATGGCGTTAAGCCAGCAAGAATTGAATACACGACAAGCGCAGAGAACTGGAACGTTCACGAAGCAAGCCCTGCCAATCAGATTGTTCGTGCTGGAGAACTTGCTGTTACAAACGTTTCCAAACGTGGTTCCGGCTATGATTTGCGATTCACTGGACAGGTTACGAACAACAGCCAGTTTACAAGCAATGCGGTCAAGGTTATTGTCCTTTACAAGATGAAAGACACCGAAGGCAATGAAGTTCCTGTTGGCGGTGAGTATACTTACATCATGGATAGCCTTGCTTCGGGTCAAACAGCATCGTTTGAGCTTTATCCATTGAGTGGATTTACTGGTTATAGCTCTTATGAAGTGGTTGCCATTCAAGATTGACCCATAACACAAAAAGCCAGCGGCTAGATGTTCTCTAACCACTGGCTTTTCTTATAGACTGTTTACTTCACGATTTTATCGTGATAGGGATGGTACTCAACATTGGGCAAGGGCATCCAATACTTCACATCATGCATGATGCACTTGTTGCCCCGGAGCAGAACCGGCTCGATCTCGCCGTTTTCGTCCGGTTCAAAGGAAAGCTGACCGCTATCGACAACCTTTCCGTCACAAGCGATAACAGGCTCGTGGAAGCACTCGCCGTAGTTAACGGTGCGCCAGAGTTTCAGCATGGTCTCGAAAGCGTAGTTGAGGTATTCCCCCATATCCTGAATCTTATCTGCGGTAAGCATAGTTGTTCTCCTTTCACATGGGCATCTGGGTCTGGCCGTTCGTGACCTGAACCAACATAACAGAGTTCGCACACGGTCTCCACTTCTTGATGTACTCGACAGCTTCATCGAACCGCTTCTTTGGCACGTTGTTTCGACTGTTCACGTTGAACCAGTCCTGAATGTCCCGGTTGCATTCCATGAACAGCTTCTGAGAGACGCTACGGCTCTTGTAGGCCGGGCTGTCCATGCCGCCAAGAGCGTTGATGACCACCGTGTTCACGACACGCTTCAGCACACGCTGCTGGTTGTAGTCGATGGTCATGGTGTTCTCAAGAGCGGAAATGCGCTGCTCCTGTTTCATGGTGCGCTGGTCAATCACAAGGATTGCTTGCAGTTCCTTAGAAAGCCCTGCGAACTGGTTGACGGACACGTTTTTCTCAAGGTCGATCAGCTTTTGGCGAATCTCCATGCCCTGCGGTGTCCGCTGAATCATCGCAATGTGCTTCGCCATGTCCAGAGTGATGATGTGGTCGATTTGCTTTTGCGGCATTTTACGCCCATCGTCACGGGTGACATTTTTGACATCCGTGAAATAATCCGTTCCATCGACAAATCCGTATTCACACATTCTTGCAAACCAATGCGTGTAATCGGTCTTAATTTTCAGCCTTTCGTACAACTCCCTACCAAGCACTACCTTTTCGCCAGTGTCGGTGTTGTACACGGGGATAACATCTTCGGAGAAGATTCGGATGGTTTCGAGATTATTATTCATAGAAATTTGACCTTTCTATCTTGCGAGAGCAGGCCATCTCTGGTATAATAACCCAAAGAGGGTCTATACTCTCTGAGTGTTTCATAAGACGTTCGCTGTGGTCTGCAAACTTTAGCGAGCGTCTTATTCTTTTTCATCGGTCTCCGGGATGGGATGCACCTCAAAGAACGTGTCACGGATGGCTGCGGCCTGTGCAACCTTGTGTTCGGTGCAATAGGCTTTCAGCCACTGGAACTGCCGTTCGGTCAGTGCAACAGTGAACGTGTGATTGTGGCGTTCGAGATAAGGGCTATACATAAACTCACCTCCCTTCATGTGGGTGCAACCAGTATACGCAATATGTTGTGGTTTGTCAATTACGCAAACGCTTAATGTAGTACTGGTATCTGTACAAAATCTAAAAGTTTGTAGATTTGCACAAAATTCAGCCCTTATTTTTGTTTACTCCCGCTTCGTACCCTGCCCGGTAGTTCAGTTCGGACAGCTTACCCAGCGCTTCTGCGTACTCCCTGTCCTCGCTGGTCGGCTCTTTGCCGTGGGCAAAGGTTTTCAGAAATTCTTCGGTTGTCGTGGGAAAGTTCATGTTTTTTGCTCCTTTCTATTGCAGAAGTCGCTTGCTTCTGCTATAATAATTGACAGAAACCGAGACTGCGCCCTTGGTTGCGCAGCTTCTGTTTTGTGGTGGAATAGGTCGTCAGTGCTACTTTGGTCGGTTGTGCTGACGGCCTATTTTTTATGCCACAAAGGATAAATCTACCATTGCTGGCTGATTCATCGTGTGTTCTGCTGTCTTAGATTATAGACGCTTGGTATATAGTTGTCAACAGCCCAATTTGTATAATTTGCATCAGATATATCTGAATTTGTGTCACAGATGTGTGATATTTGATAGCGGTTCGCTCTCAGAATGTAAATAAATAAGTTTACAAGCAGATTTTTCACATTACGAATTATCGCTCTTTTTATAAAATATATACATTCTGTAAATATAATTCGGTCACATAAGTGAGACCTCAGAAATATCTGGACTTGGTGATAGTAAAATTGAGAAAGCTCTTGACAATTTACGCTAGAAAGCGTATACTGGCATTAAAGAAAGAGAGGAACGAAAAATGGCTGCAACGAATAACAAGGTGAACTCAAGCGAAATCCTTCGTGATATAATGAAGAATCAGCATAAAACATACGAATATCTCCGGGAAAAGCTTGACTACAAAACCATTTCCAGCGCATCTTCTCGTGTCCTCGCTGATGATATGAAATTATCTACAATGGTTCAAATTCTTGAGGTTTTCGGGTACAGACTGGTCGTAGAACCTGCAAATGGGAAACTTACTCGTGCTGGCTGCTATGAAGTAGTAGAGGAAAAGGACGGTGAACCAGAATGATTTACGGTTACGCTCGTGTCAGTTCCGCTGGTCAGGCGATTGACGGTAACAGTCTTGAAGCCCAGTCGGAACTTTTGAAAGCTAACGGCGCACAGAAAATCTTTTCGGATGTTTACACCGGCACGAAGCTGCATCGTCCAGAACTTGACAAGCTGATGGCTGAAATCCAGCCGGGAGATACGCTGATCGTGGCGAAGCTCGACCGTATTGCTCGTTCTGCCAAGAATGGTCTTGAACTGATAGACCAGTTCATTGATAAGGGTGTTTCGGTGAACATCTTGAACATGGGGGTTATGAACAACTCCCCAACTGGCAAGGTCATTCGAACTGTTATGCTTGCCTTTGCAGAGTTTGAGCGTGACATGATTGTTGAACGCACCAGAGAGGGCAAGAGGATTGCCAGGCAACGCCCTGATTACAAGGAAGGCCGCAAGCCCACCGAGTATGACCGTAACCTCTTTGACGTTCTTCACGAGCAGGTGGAGAAGCGCATTCTCACGGTCACGGACGCTGCCAAACAGCTTGGCGTGACCCGCCAGACGTGGTATCGGATTGCTGAACAGAGAAAGGCTGGATAATATGCAAGGAGAAAAACTGATTGTTAAGAATGGAAGCATCACACTGCGGTCTATGCTTGACTTTGGTGGATTCCTTGAAATCAAGAGGTTCTTGGAAGCCTGTCATTCGGAAAACTGCACCGTTACCTTTGCAAATGAGGAAATTGTCATTTTCCCGAATGAATACGATGCTGCTAAAGATGCTCTCGTCTTTATTTACGGTACACTGGCAGAAAGACACAGTATTATCGAAAAGTATCTTCGTTACAAGTTAATGCTTGGGGATGAAGAACCGAAGCCTACTTTATATAACCAGTGAAAGGAGTAGCTCATGGACAACTTTAATGCCATTTACAAGATTCTCAAACTGCTGGATAAGCACAAGGGCGATGAAGAATTTGACTATGAGCTTATCTCTGCAAAAGCAATGAAGATGAAGGTTTCTGACTGGGAGCAGATTATGATTGAACTGCAAATAAACGGCTTCATTCGCGGTCTGGTCTACACGCAAGACCTAACGAACAAGTTCCCGCATATTGTAGAGCCGATTCACCCACAGATTACCTTGAAAGGCATGGAGTATCTCTCCGAAAATGGCATAATGAAGAAGGTAGAAAAAGGGTTAGAAACGGTCGGGCAGTTTTTTTAATTGATTTTGAGAAATAAAGTTTCTGGAATCGCATTATAAAACCGAATATTTGATTTTTGTGCAGTTGTAGGCACTCTTTACATTTTCAGGTAGGGGGGTGCCTATTTTTTTATGCAGCCAAAGCAGTGTATCGCCATCATCGACAGCATCAAAGCGTATGCAAAGCAGAATCCGACCGAAGCACAAGTCTATGAGGACTGGCTTCAAGCGGTAGTGAACCTGAGAGATGCCCTGCCACAGGACAAGCGGTTCGATGCCTACAAACACTCTGGTGAGCTACGCTCTGTCTGTGCAGCCATGATGGGCAAGATGAAAACAGGCGAGGATGTGGCGAAGGTTTATGACATTATCGGTCGGACGTACTTGTTTGAAGCAAAGGATGTGTTTGACAGCTATTGCATCTACCTTGAATGGAACCGTGCGCCAGAAAAGAAGTTCTATCAGCCGAGACGCAGGGTGCTTTTGACGTTGGTTCGTGATCTAGAGGATTTGTTTTTCCATCGTGTAGAATTCCTTGGGGTTAGTCAGCCCCCGAGAACTGGAAAAAGTACGCTCTGTATATTTTTTATCACATGGCTGATGGGCAACCGCCCTGACGTTGCATCTGTTATGAGCGGACATTCTGACAAGCTGACCAACGGCTTCTATGGTGAAGTACTGTCTATCATCACCGACCCTGTGACCTACAACTGGGGCAAAATCTTCCCTGACGTTCAGCTTGTGGACAAGAGCGCAAAGGACGAAAGCGTTGACCTGAACCGAAAGAAGCGCTTCCCCACCCTGACCTGTCGTTCCATCGGCGGCACGCTGACTGGCGCTGTTGAAATCGGCGAGGGCGGCGTTCTGTACAGTGATGACTTGATCGAGGACTTGGAGGAAAGCCTGAACGTTGAGCGTCTGAACAACAAGTACGATGCCTATTTGAACCAGTTGAAAGACCGTAAAAAGCAGGGCGCATTAGAGTTGATGGTTGGCACACGCTGGAATGTGCTTGACCCTCTGGGACGCATCCAGAACCAGTATGCAGACAATCCGAAGTACAGATTCCGGGTGATTCCTGCGGTGGATGAGAACGGACACAGCAACTTCAATTATGACTATGGCGTTGGCTTTGACGATGCCTACTATGCTGACATGAAAGCCAGCATTGACGATGCAACATGGTGGGCAAAATACATGGGCAAGCCCTATGTGCGTGAAGGCCTACTGTTTCCTGCCGATGAACTGCGGTATTTTAATGGAGTTCTTCCTGACGGTGAGCCTGATCGCAAGCTCATGGTCATGGATATTGCATGGGGCGGCGGCGACTTCACCGCCTGTCCTATCGCCTATGTGTACGGAGATGCTGTGTTCATTCCTGACCTTGTGTTCAATAATGGCGATAAGACAGTGACCAGACCAGAAGTCGTGGGCAAAATCATCCAGCATAAAATCAACGTGGTGCGCGGCGAAGCCAACAACGGCGGTGACGAATACTGTGATGTGGTAGACAGCCAGCTCCGGCAGCAAGGCTATCACTGCTCTGTCCGCAGCCAGCGCGCGCCAAGCGGTCAAAGCAAACTGTCAAGAATCATCCAGTACGCGCCGGACATCAAACGGTTCTATTTCCTTGACGAAAAACACCAGTCGAAAGAGTACAAGGCGTTCATGGAACAGGTGACGATGTTCACGCAGCTTGGAAAAGTTCCGCACGATGACGCACCGGATAGTCTGGCACAGCTTGCCGATGAATTGTACAACGGAATCAGCAAAATTGAGCCTGTCAAGAGGCCATTTTGATTAAAAACACAATATATTGTGTTCGCTGGGTCTATTTATTTGATTTCACCACTTGACAAGGCTTATAATGTACGCAGGTAGTTTTGCAGCTTCCCTTAAAGGAATAGCTTGCACGCGGGGTTTTGTCATTTTACTCGCGTGCGTGTCAACAAGCGTATTCCTCCTTTCACCGGTGGAGGTTTTCTCACTCTTTCGCCTTCACCGGGCTTTATATGTTGCGTTTCCAATTGTAAGGGGAATGCCAGCCTGCTTCCCCCACGGCTGGCAAGCAACGGTTCGATTTCGTTACGCAGCACAACCAACTACCTAGCTTTGCATGGACTTATTCTCCAAAACCTCCACCGCTATTCCCGGCTCTCGATGCAATGGTTAGGCATGACATTGCAAAGAGCAGCGGTTAACCAATCAAGCCGGGTTTTTATGTTGCATTAGCTCAGTCAGGCTAGAGCATCCGGCTCATAACCGAACATACATTGGTTCAAATCCATTATGCAGCACCAAAATTGCAGCTGACCCGTTTACGTCTGTCCAACAACTGAATGTAAAGGCTGCAATGGTTTTCTTCGGGCGAAGAATAGCACGGCTGGAAGTGCGAACAGTTTCCCAGTAGCTTCTGACAGGTCTGTGCTCAACAGCCTGTTTCCAGAAATCCAACGAAAGGAGCACAGATGAAAGCAAAAGTTAGGTGTAGGCATCCTCACAAGGACGCAAACGGCAATCCGTGCGATTGCGGACGTTATCTTGGCGAAGTGGAAGGTAGGTTCTCCCTTCTGTGCCCTCTTTGCCATTGGATTACAATTGGAGATTCCAACCTTCCAAAAGATACATGGATCTCCGTACCAAAGTTTAAAAACTGAATAGCTTTTGAAGCGCAGTTGTAAGCGCAGTGAGATAGGCCTTAACGGGTTTGTCTTGCTGCGCTTTTTATTTTGCCGGAAAGGAGGAACGCATGGCTGAGTATCAGATGGTCGTTGGCGGCTTTTTGAATGAGCCGCTGACCGGCCGCAGACCGATTGAAACGCCGGAAACGGAAATCAATCGGTCAAACGTGCTGAAAGTGGTCATGGGTAAGGCAGAGCCTATTCATCTGCTGAACAAGAATGAGATTCGCTTTCTGCACAACTACTACTTGGGTAGCCAGCCTGTCCTCCACCGCACGAAGGAGTACCACGCTGAAATCACCAACCGCATTGTAGAGAACCACGCCAACGAGTGCGTGGGCTTCTACACAGGCTACATGAGCGGCACTCCTTGTTCTTATGTGCGGTCTGAAACGGCAACTGGTGACGGTGAGGAAATCGCCCGCCTGTCCAATGCTTTGCAGTATGAGGGCAAGGATTCTCTTGATCGGCGGCTCTGGCAGTGGATGTTGGAGTGCGGACAGGGATACCGCATTGTTCTTCCTGACAAGGGGTACAACGGCAACTACCCGGACGAAACACCCCTGCTGGTGGATGTTCCAGACCCGGATATGGCATATGTGATTTACAACTCCGGCATCGGGCACAAGCCCATCGCCAACGTGCTGCACATTCCACGCAATTATCAGAACGACCTTAACGACCTGATTTGCGTGTATACGCCGAACCAGTACTTTGAAATCGACAACGGCAAGGTTACGAAAACAGAGAACCACTCTCTCGGAATGTTGCCGATGGTCGAATACAAGCTGAACCCGGAGCGGATGGGTCTGTTTGAACCGGCTATTCCTGTGCTGGATGCTATCAACGACCTTGAAAGCAACCGTTTGGACGGTCTGGCACAGTTCATCCAGTCCATCATGGTGTTTACCAACTGCCTTGTGGACAAGGATGCTCTCGACCAAGTCAAAGAACTTGGCGCAATGTGCCTGAAATCCACTTCTGGTCTGCCCGCTTCTGTTTCTCAGATTGCAAATGAGCTTGACCAGCAGCAGAGCCAGACCTTGCTTGATTCCATGCTGAACGTGTACCGCAGTCTGACTGCAATGCCCAGTGCTACTGGCAGCGAGAGCGCAACATCCGACAACGTGGGTGCAGTTATCGTCCGCAACGGCTGGAATCACACCGAAGCAAGGGCACAGCAGTACGAGAATATGTTCAAGTACGCTGAACGTCAGAGCTTGTCTGTGATGCTCAAAATCCTGCGTGACGCGGCTGGTTCTAAGCTGATGGCAAGTGACATCAACATCAAACTGCCACGCCGTCAGTACGATAACCAGCAGAGCAAAGTTCAGATTTTTGCGCAGATGTTGCAGCAGACCATTGACCCGCAGTTGGCGTTTACTACGCCTGGTCTGTTCCCCGACCCGCAGGCTGCTTATGAGATGAGTAAGCCCTTCCTGATTGCCGCTGGCAAGCTGGGCGAGGACGGGAAAGCGCCGAAGCCGCAGGAACAGCCTAAACAGGATGCTACCAACACAAATGCCGGAAACGTGGCAGACAAACAGTCTACTGATACCAACAAAGAAACAGAGGGCGAATAGTCCTTTGCCATAAACACGGCAGGGAAGCCGGGATATAAATTTCGCAGCGTTGCAGGGAAGCAACGGTAAAAAAACGCAGGAGGAAATTAACGATATGAAACTCAATGTGTTGCTTGGTGATGCCTACAAAGAGGGCATGACCGCCGATGAAATCATTTCTGCGCTTGAAAAGGTTGCAGACCCTAGCGCAGAGGTCGAGAAGCTGCGCAACGCCGTGACGAAAGCCAATGGCGAAGCTGCTGAGTACAAGAAGCAGCTCAAGGCAAAGCGTACCGATGACGAGAATGCCGCACAGGAACAGGCTGACAAGCTGGCAGAGATGCAGAAGCAGATTGAAGCCCTGACTGCCGACAAGGAGAATCTTGTCAAGGAAAAGACCCTTGCATCTTACCGTGAGAAGTTTGTTGCACAGGGTTATGACGCTGAACTTGCCAACAAGGCTGCATCTGCACTGGCTGACGGTGACATGGACAATGTGTTTAAGTTCCAGTCGGAGTTTATGACCGCCCATGACACCGCATACAAGGCTTCTCTGCTGAAGGATATGCCCACACCTCCGGGTGCGGATGGCAAGGGCGGTTCTGACAGCGAAGGTGTGGCGTTTGCTAAGAGCCTTGCGCAGCAGAACGCAAATACTTCTAAGGCATCGAGTGACGCAATGAGTGCTTTCCATTAACAAGGAGGAAAACATGAAGTCTACCCGAAACACGGTCAACGGAATCAACGATACCATCCTTGCTTCCAATGACTACACCGCCATTCCCTTTACCGTGACCGAAACTGCTGCGGTTAAGGCTGGCTATCCCATGACGCTGGCTGGCAAGAAAGCTGTTGCTGCTGGAGAGACTGGTTCTAAGACCATCAACGCTGACGGCATCCTGCTGTATGACGTTGACCCGGCAGAGAACCCCAACGCTTCCCTGCTGATTCGTGGCGTTATCGACACCAAGAAGGCAGCGGCAAGTTCCAGCTTCACCTTTGACGCTGACGCAATCAAGGCACTCAAGACCGCTGTCCCCGGCATCTTCTGCCGTGACAACATCGGCGTGAACGCTTAATAGGAGGTAAAACAACATGGCACTGAATCTTAAGGAAGTCTTTGCCCCGGCTGCGATTGCCGCCTATTGGACGAATGACCCCACCAATGCGATGCCTTTTGCATCTGATGCGCTGTTCCCTGCCAAGAAGAAGGCAGGTCTTGACCTGAAGTGGCTGCGTGGTCACAAGGGCGTTGGCGTTTCCCTGATGCCCAGCGCATTTGACGCAAAAGCTACGTTCCGTACCCGTGAGGGCTTCAAGTTCGATGAAACCGAGATGCCGTTCTTCCGCGAGGGCTACCATCTGGGCGAGAAAGACCGTCAGGAAATCCTGCGTGTTCTGGACAGCAACGACCCCTATGCCCGTGATGTGATGAACCGTCTGTACGATGACACCGCACAGCTTATCACTGGCGCGCGTATCGTTCCTGAGCGCATGATCTGGCAGCTGCTGGCTCCCGCCAATGGCGTTCCCGGCATCACCATCAAGGCAAACGGTGTGAACTACACCTACAATTACGACCCGGACGGCACTTGGAAGTCCACCAACTACAAGGAAGTCTCTGCCGCAAAGTCCAAGTGGAACGTCGCCACCGCCACCCCCATTGCTGACCTAAACGCTGCAAAGGATGCTGTTCTGGCAAGCGTTGGTGAGGTCGTGACCGAAGTGTACATGAACACCGCCACCTTCCGCAACATGATTGCTGCGGACGAGGTGAAGAATCGGTTTATGACCGTAACCGCAAAGGCGAACGCCGTTCTGTTGGATGCCGAAGCACGGCAGATTATCGAATCTGCAACCGGTCTGACCATCCATCTGTACGACAAGATGTTCAAGGCAGACCAGTACAGTGCAAGCGAAAAGTACCTGCCTGACGGCATGGTGGTGGTTGCTCCTTCCGGCGCTCTGGGTAGCACTTGGTACGGCACTACTCCTGAGGAAGCCGACCTGCTGTCTGGTCAGTCCGGTGCATCCGTGTCCATCGTGAACACCGGCGTTGCCATCACCACTGAACTGACTATTCACCCGGTCAACGCCAACGTCTATGCTTCTGAAATCGTCCTGCCGTCCTTTGAGCGCATGGACGCTGTGTACTGCATCAAGGCTTACTAAGGCGAAAGGAGGAAAGCAGCATGGGAGACCAGTATTCCGAAGCGGCAGTCAAGCTGGGGCAGTACATCGCTCCTGCACTTGACCGTGAAATCACGGACGAGGACTACCCGCTCTTCGACCTGCTGCTTGATTTCGCCAAAGACAAGATATTTGCACAGGGCTACCCTTTCGGCAACAGACCGGATGATTTGCCCTCACAGTATCAGTCGTTGCAGATACGCATTGCAGCGGAACTGTACAACCACATCGGTGCAAACGGACAGACAAGTTACACCAACAATGGCATTACTCGTGTGTGGGAAAGCTCCGACGTGGCACAGTCCCTGCTTAACGAAGTGGTTCCGAGAGTAGGTGTTATCGGCTGATGTTTAACGGAAGCCCACTGGACAAGCGCCCGCTTTGGTATTCAAACCCCATCGGAGAGAAATCTCCTGTCGTGGACGAGTGGGGAAACGAGACTGGCGAATCCGCATACGAATCGTGGAGTACCCCCGCAAAGTTGATGCTGAATGTCAGCCCTCCTACTGGTTCTGCGGAAGCAAACCCTTTTGGAGCGTTCACGGATTACAGCTACGTTGTCAGTTCGTCCAGCAAAAAGCACAACGCACCGCTTTATGAAGGTACGCGCGTCTGGTTTCAAGCGGATGTTTCAAAGCCCTTCAATTACATTGTGGTCAAAGTCGCAGAGCATATTACAGACACGAAGTATGCACTGAAAGAGGTGGCTGCAAGTGAAAATTAAAGTGAGGTTGAGCGATGCCGGACTTCGTGATGCGGAACGTCAGATACAGGAGTACAAGGCCACCCTGAACAAAAAGGCTAGAGCGTTTGCTTTTCGCCTTTCTTGGTTGGGGCTTGAAGTCGCAAAGGTACGTTTCGCTAATGCGGAATACGCTGGCTCCAATGACGTGAAATGCCATATCAACCAAAAAGACAAGACTTGCACCATCGTTGCCGAGGGCAAGTCAGTTGCCTTTATCGAGTTCGGTACTGGCGCACATCACAACGGATATGGCGGCGAACTGCCGCCCAGTGTTGGTGCACATGGCTCCTACGGTAAAGGGCAAGGCGCAAACCGCAGATGGTACTACTACGGCGAATCCGGCAATGCTGGTACGCCTGTCAAACAGGTGGATGGAAAAGGCCAGTTGAATTACACCGATGGCAACGATGCAGCTATGGCTATGTGGGGAGCTGTTGAAGAAATGGCTTCTCAGGTCGAAGCAACGTGGAGGGAGGTTTGGAATAGTTGATCGATTATTTCAATTCTATCTTCACGGCTGTTGCTAAGGAACTGCGAAAGCAAGTGCCCGGCATTTTCGTTACTGGTGAAATCAACGACAGCAACGTTAAGAAGTTTCCGTGTGTGCAGATAGAGGAAAACAGCAATCTTCCTGTACACATTGATTCTGCCGGTCACAGTAAGTACGCTGCCGTTTCCCTGCGTGTGCGGGTCTACTCTAACAAAGACACGGGACGTATTGCAGAAGCGCGTTCCATCGTTGGAATCGTGGATTCTGTTCTTGAACCGCTTAAATTTTATCGCAAATCGTTTGCCCCGTTGAATGGGCTGTACAACAATTCCGTCTATCGGATTGATTGCAGCTACGGGGCAACAATCGGAGAGGACGGAATGATTTACCGAAACTAAGGAGGTAAACATTCTATGAGTACTGCTATCTCCGGTCTGAATACCACCCTTTACTGTGGCGACAGCGCAACCGCTCTGACGAAGCTGTGCGACATCAAGGATGTGCCCGACCTGATCTCCGAGCCTAACCTTCTGGATGCTACCACCCTGTCTGACCCTATGCAGGTCAACATCTTTGGCATCATCCAGAGTGATACCAAGTCCTTTACTGCCAACTACAACAAGACTGACTACAAGAAGGTCAAGGAAGCTGGCTACGATGAGACTTCCGAGAGCAACACCGTGAAGTATTACGCCCTGAAAATGCAGGACGGCTCCGGCTTCACTTGGCAGGGTATGCATCAGGTTGGTCTGTCTGGCTTTGGCGTGGACGAGGTTGTGGAAATGACCATCAACTGCATCTTCACCAAGAAGCCCGAGTTCAGCGAGACCCTGACTGTCAATGGCGGCTAAACCGCAAAAATCGAATCAATCAAACCGGGCAGAACTGAACAACGGATTTGGTTCTGCTCCTATTTATAAAGGAGAGCATTTATTATGGCTGCTAAGGTTATTAACTTTCATTCCCCCGATGGCAAGAACACTTATGAACTGACTTTCACCCGTGACAGCGTGGAAGTTACCGAACGTGCAGGTTTTCAGATTGGCCAGTACACTCAGATGACCAATCTGCTGTCCAACTCCCGTGCCCTGTTCTACGGTGCTTTCATTGCACGGAACAAGGGCATCAAGCGCAAGGTCGTTGATGAGATGTTCCAGCACATTGAGGATAAGGAAGACCTTATGGGCGTTCTGCTTGAGATGTTCGTGGATGCTTCCAAGTCCCTGCTGGCAACTGACACTGAGGACAAGACCGCAAAAAACGCAACGTGGGAGATTGTGTAACTGCACAATCTCAGGAAGCAGACGAAGAGGGAGAGCCATTCTCTTTCTCTAAGCTGTTCCACGATGTAGAAGCCTATTACATCTCCATCGGCATGACCTATGACCAGTTCTGGTACGGCGATGTCTGGCTGGCAAAGGTCTACCGCGATGCAGAGGAACTGCGGGAAAGCAGAGCCAACGCAGAAGCGTGGAGAAATGGCTTTTACATGGCATCTGCGCTTTCCTCTACGGTTGGCAATATGTTCCGAAAGAAAGGGTCTAAGCCCATCAAATACATGGACAGACCGATTCCCCTTACCCAAAAGGAGAAAGACGAGTATGAATACCAACGCGCAGTTGAGGCGCAGGAGCGAATCAAGAGAATGATGCTCTCTATGATGGAAAGTGATGGTGGTAGTGATGGCTGATGTTGATATTACGAGCTTATCCGTAGAGATTTCTGCGGAATCGCATGGTGCAGAGCTTAATATCGACAAGCTCGCTACCGCCATTTCTAATTTGCGGACGAAGGGCAACGTCACAAAGGTTGTGAACAGCCTTGACAAGCTGGCCGGTTCCATTGCAACGCTGAAACAGGCATCTGCCGGAATGTCCGGGCTGGACAAAATCACCAGCTTTCTGAATGGGCTTTCCAACGCCAATACGACCGCAAGCGCAAAGAGCATCAACACGGTCGTGAATGCCATCAAGAAGATTCCTGCGGCTGTGTCTGGCTTGAACGGCGTGGACTTCTACTCCATGTCTGGAAGCATTACTCAACTTACTAACGCTTTGGCTCCGCTGTCCATTCTTGACGCATCGAACCTTAAATCTCTTGGCAGTGCTTTCAATGCGATCGGAAAGGTTCCTGACCTGACCGATAAGTTGAAAGCGACAGACCTTGATTCTTTTGCAAGCTCTTGCCAAAAGATTTCTGCTGCTCTTGCTCCCCTTGCGTCTCAGCTTGACAAGGTGGGCAATGCATTTGCAAAGCTCCCTCCGCAGTTGAGCAAAGTGGTTACACAGGCGAACCGTGTGACCGCTGCCAACGAAAAGCAGCGCAAGAGCTATCTCAGCCTGTCCAATCAGATGAACGGCTTTATGCGGAACATGGCAAAGCTGGTTTCGTTGAAAGCTATCGCTGAGTATCTTGGCAACGCTGTTGCGAAATTTAACGACTTCTATGAAGCAACAGACCTGTTTCATAATGCTATGGGCAATCTGAGCGGTGAAGCCGATATGCTCATTAGCAAGATGCAGGTTTTGCTTGACGTTGACCCGACCAAAGCGATGACCTACATGGCTACCATTCAGAGCTTGGGTACTTCGTTTGGTCTGACAAGCGACAAAGCATACATTCTGTCCAAGAACCTGACCCAGCTTGCCTATGACGAAGGTTCTTATTGGAATAAGGACGTTGCAGAGACCTTTACCGCAATGTCTTCCGCAATCTCCGGTGAGATTGAGCCTATTCGCCGTTTGGGCGTTGACCTGTCTCAGGCGCGGTTGCAGCAGGAACTTTTGGCCTTGGGCTTTAACAAGCAGGTTTCTAGTTTGTCTCAGGCAGATAAGGCAGTTCTGCGTTACATTGCCATTATGAAGCAGACTGCTAACGTGCAGGGCAACCTTGCACAGACCATCCAAAGCCCCGCAAACCAGATTAAGATTCTGAAAGCGCAGTTGGATATGTTGGCGAAGTCTGTTGGCTCTCTGCTCTACCCTGCCATGAAATCCATTCTTCCCCCGCTGATTGCCGCCGTACAGCTCATTCGAGAGTTCGTTCAGTGGGTGGCAAAGCTGATGGGTGTGAAGGTCGTGTTCACTGATTTCACCAAGAGCGCTGGCAGCGTTGGTAGCATCGGTGACGCAATGGATGACACGGCAGACTCCACCAAGAAAGCCGCCAAAGCTCTCAAGGACTATACGATGGGCTTTGATGAACTGAACATCATTGACCCCACACAGGGAAGCTCCGGCTCTGGTAGCGGTGCATCTGCCGGCAACATCTTGGGCGATGTAGACCTGTCCGGCTACGATATGTTTAAGAACTATGTTGGCAACGCTGTGGACGAAATCAAAGCAAAGCTGGAAAAGCTTGCGCCATTGATTGCTGGTATTTCTGCCGGATTTGCAACGTGGGCTATTGGCAACGCTTTGCTTGAAGCTCTCAACAAAATCAAAGGCGATGGCTCTTTAATTGAAGGAATTCTCAAGCTTTGGAAGTCTCCCATTATGGGAGCAGCTGTCGCTGTTGGCATCATGGTTGCTCGTTTTGTTGACCTGTACCAAAACAGTGAGGCGTTCCGAAAAGGCCTTGAACGTGTTCGATCTATGATTTACCTTGCTGCGGAAGGGCTTAGGCAGGGTTGGAATATATCACTCACAGATGGAAAACTCGGAGAATCCATCAAATACCTGAAAGAATCTTTTTCTAACTTAAAGCAAGTAATCTGGAATCTCATTCCAGAAAGTTGGCAGGATGGCATTTCTTCTGCGTTCAAAACAATCTCTGACGTTGTAAAAGACCTTGATCTTGATGTTGGTGATTTAATTACAACACTTATGGGCATCGGTCTTATTGTTAGCGGTCATCCTGTAGCCGGTCTTGCTGTTCTTGGTTTTGAAGCTATCACTGTTGCAGTTCGTGGTCTTGGTAGCGAAAGCCAAAAAGAAGCTTTTGAGATGGAAACGGACTGGTTCAATGCTTTCAAGTCTATGGGCGAAAAAGTTGCTGATTTTGTAGGTGACGCAATTACAGCCATTGGAAACCTTATCAATGATTTCGCAATTTTTATTGGATGGATTCAGAACGGTGTTTCCGAAACTGACAGGCTTGACTTACAGATGAACGGTAACTTCATCGAGAATGCCGTCATGGGCATTGCTCAGCTGATTCACGATATCGGAGTGTTTGTCGGATGGATTACCAATGGAGTGAGTGAAACCGACCGTCTTGATATTCAGATGAACGGTAACTTCATCGAAAAGGCGGTTCTTGGTTTTGCTGACCTTATCAATTGGGTAAAGAATGTTGTTACATGGTTCGTACATCTCGATGAACACGTCGAAAATGGTGCGAGAGCTGTTCGTGGATTTATCGATGATATCAAAACGTGGGCAAAAGATGCCGCAAAAGCTGCTTCCGATATGGTAACAGCCGTTGCAAATGCTATTGTTTCTCTTCCTTCCAAAATGTTTGAAGCGGGCAAAAACATTTGGCAAGGCCTCGTAAATGGTATCAAGAGCGGCATTGAAACCGCAAAAGGCGCTGCGGCAAATCTTGCCAAAGCTATCATTGACAAGTTCACGACCGATACTGAAATTCACTCTCCCTCCGCTCTATTTGAACGCTTTGGTGAATTTATCGACCAAGGCCTTTCAAACGGTATCATTGCAGCACTTCCTTACGTCGAACAAGCTATGACCAATCTGGCGAACGTTGTTCAGCAGAAGGGCAACGAAATGATTGACTATGGCACGACCACCGCAACGAATTTCGTTGATGGCTTCTTCAACGGTCTGGACAGCAAGTGGCAAGAACTTGATTCCGGCTTGCAGAATGACTTCTTCGGCACAGTGCAGAATCTTTGGAATGCTGTGCAGAACGGTGACCTAAAAACGATTGGTACGACTGCTGCTGCTATTATCTGGCAGGCGATGGGAGAAGGCAACCGAAATCAGGTAAAAGCATATGCGCAAAGCTTTATTTCCAACATTGCTGGAATTTTGAAGGATGCATCCAAAACCTTGTTTAACGAAGCGTTAAAAGTTGGCAAGGTTATCTGGAGCGGCATAACAAGCAATTTTGGAAAAATCGTAAAGAGCGTTTCCAATCTTGGAACTACGATTTCTACATCAATTAGCGCGTTGAAGGTGCCTTTAGCTACCACTGGCACTGCGATCAGTCAAGGCCTTTTCGGTGGTCTTGTAAGCTCTTTCCCTGAAATTTTTGCTGCAATGGGCGGCTTGATTGGAAGTGTTGGCTCTGCGTTTGTTGGCCTTCTTACTTCTATTGCCGGTGCGCTTTCGTCTACAGTTTTCGGCATTCCTGTAGCGCTTATTGTGGGCGCGGCCGCAATTGCCTTAGGCGCTGCGATTGCGGGTATTGTGAGCAATCTCGGTGGGAAATATTCAACTGACAATTCTTCTTACGTCGGAACCCCTGAATACGATGCTTCTACAGGTTCCACCACTTCTGCAAATGGATACTACAGCAATACATCATCCGGGTCAACAAGCTCTTCCGATCTGCAAGGCGCGGTTTATAACGGCTGCTATAATGCGTTTCTTGATATTTTCCAGCGCTATGGTGACGAAATTACCGGTGGCAAGGAAGTCAGGCTGTTCATTGACGGAAAGCAGATTACTGCTTCGGTCGAAAAGCAGCAGGCTGACCGTGGCGTGCAAATTATGGGGACGGAAGTGTATAGCTATTAAGGAAGGAACGGTGAATTATGCAAGCTCTTGTATCAGTGAACGGCGTAGATTTGCCAGAGCCTTCCTCTTATAGCGCAACGACTTCAACCATCGTTGATTCTGGCCGAAACGTGCAAGGCAAGGTTGTTGGCTCTGTGGTTCGACACGATGTTGCAAAAGTGGCTCTTAAGTGGAAATACCTTACCGCAAAACAATGGGCTTCCGTCATCGGCCCATTCACTACAAACTTTTATTGCACGGTACGATTTTACAATCAAGCAACAGCTTCTTATTCCACACGTCAGATGTATGTTTCCGATCGAACAGCCGGAATGTGGCGAAGGGGCCCAAACACCGGAAATGTGATGGGCTGGACGGATTGTTCTTTGAGCCTGGTTGAGGTCTAAAGGTGGTGATTTTATATGTCTGTAAAGCCGTCCGATAAGTGGCTTTCACAATATAATAATACGCTTGTACCCGAAACTTTTATTCAGATTACTTATCATGCAGCTGATGATGCGGCGCAAACAGACGCTATTGCAAGTTCAGGTTCGCAAACCGTGTTTAGTAATGCGGCATCCATCACTGACCTGGACATTTCCACTTCTGGAAATTACGCGACTGCTGAAACTAATTTTTGGGTTTTAGATGGAAGCTTTGATATCGTCCCGAATTCTGAACCGTATCAAGAATGCGGCTATGTAAGCGGTGAATGCGTATCAAGCTCCAATCATCCAACCATCACATTTTCTTTTAGTAAAAGCCACGAAGAAAAAATACCGGGTCTGACAATCATTTGGTCTGAAATTTTAAATGAATGGGCAAAATCATTTAAAGTTTCCGCTTACAAAGGAACCGCTCTTCTTTTGGAAAAGCAAATTGACAACAACGATTCCGCCGAAACTTCAATTGAATTTGAGATTTCCAATTATGATTTGGTTATTATTGAAATTCTTGAATGGTGTATTCCAAACCGAAGAGCTCGTATCTCGCAAGTGGAATTTGGACAACGTGTGAAATTTAGCAAAACAGACCTTCTGTCGTATTCCCATAAATCAAAGCGAGACCCAATTTCCGGTCAACTTTCCAAGGATTCAATTTCTTTTTCCGTTGATAACAGCGATCAAAAATGGAATCCTATCAACCCAGACGGTCTCTACAAGTATCTGTATGAACGCCAAGCTGTTTTTGTAAAGTATGGCATGGACTTGGACGGACAGACTGAATGGATTAACGGAGGTAAGTTTTACCTTTCTAGTTGGAACATTCCTTCTAATGGCATTACCGCTTCCTTTGAAGCTCGAGATGCTTTGGTGTTTTTAATCGATTCACTATATACCGGAAGGAAAAGCGGAACTTTATACGAAATGTGTTATGACGCTTTGGAACTTCTTGATGTTTCCGGTATCAGCTATTACATCAATGAATCTTTGAAGGATTATACAGCTGATTTTAACAACGGAAATTCTTCGTATAAAAACGCTGATGTGCTACAGCTTTCTGCTAACGCAGCCGGTATGGCTTTGTATCAGACAAGAAACGGTGAGATTCGGATTGACCGGGTTCCGTACCTTCCTGAAAACAAGTCCGACATTTATGAAATCACTGAAATCAATGATTATCAGTATCCGGAAATCACTTTTTCTAATAAGTTAAAAAACATCTCTTACTCTCTAAATGGAGTTTCGTCATTGTATCCGAATGGTGCTACTGGCGATGGCGTTACGCAAAGTGTAAATAATGCGCTTATCTCTTCTTCCGTCGTCTCCCAGCCAAAGAATGTTCTAACTGAAAGCTATAAAGTGCTTTCTAATCGTCGAAAAGCTACCCTGTCTTATCGTGCAAGCCCGCACAACGATGCTCTTGATTTTGTCAAGCTCAATCATCAGTTCGGATATTCTTCTAACTTGTTGATCACGGATGTTTCTTACACGTTTAATGGTAGCTTCAAGGGCTCCGTTACCGGGTATATGATTGAAGATGTTGATTCGTTACAAATCGATGCTTCTGAGATTTACTTACATCCTTCCGACACGATCACGCTCACTGCAACGCTTACCCCTGCATCTGCCGATTCCCCTGTTATTGTTTGGAATGCATCTCCCGCTGGTATCGTTGAGCTGAATGTCATCAAGAACGAACGCGGCGTATCTGTCTGCAACGTTACGTATTTACACAGCGGAAATGCAACGATTACAGCTACAGTTGCGAGCCTTTCTGCTTCTTGCAATGCTACTGCGATTGCGGATGAGATTTCCAACCTCAAAGAAGGCGATACCGTTTACATCTCCGTCGCTGGCGCTTATACCGCTTTTCTTGTCTCAAAGCATAATTACGAGCCAGAATTAAATGGCAAAGGGAGAACGCTTCTTGCTCTTAAAGACGCGAAAACAGAAAACATTGCGTGGGATAGTAAAATGACAACTCCCGCAGAGTATTCGACCAGCAGTATTGATGCCTTATTGAACGGAAACATAAAAAATTCTTTTTCTGATTTCATGCAGAAAAAAATCGGCAAAACTACTTTTTATTATACCCCAGCGTTCAAAAAAAATGATTCTAACAATTACGTACCTTCTGCTGTGTCTACTCTATCTCGCAGTATATTTTTACCTTCCGCAAAAGAAATATACTACGGATTTCCTGATAACAGTAGTGATATTAACGAAATTTGGGGTTATGGATGCAACGTAGAAGGAAGCCCGCTCCCTACAGCAAAAGAACTTCTGAGAAATCCTTTTTTTATGGACGGAAACGTTTACAGCCCGTATGAGCAGTGGACGAGAACTCCCATTACCCATCTTGAATATTGGGGCATGGGCCCTTCTGTTGGGGATATCTATTATCGTTCTATCGTTGTTTCAAAGTATTGGGACAGAGCACATCTTGGCAGTTATGATGACAAAGACGAATTATTTTTTTATGACTGTATCGGTTCTGGCAACGATGGCCGCAATTGCTATCATTACATGTTTACCGTTCCGAGCAATTTGCCTATTGGGTATCAAAACAGAGTTGAGGAAGAATAATTTATGGCTCGTTGGATTACAGACCGCACGCAATCATATGTTGACCGCGTGAAAGAAATTACCGCAAAGGCGAGAACAGGCACGTGGACAAAAGCCGAACAATCGGAATGGCTTGCCGGAATGAAGGGCGCTTTAAGCTATACGGATTTTAACCGCATAGAATCCGGCATTCAAGAGCTTGGCTCCATTGTTGGCGCGTCTGTTTCTGTTCGGATTGATTGGACAGTCGATGGATATATGAAAATCTCCGATGCAACACGTTGGCTTTCTAACATCAACTCCATTCGCGCTAAATGCTCTGGCCCATCTGTTATTGCAGATACGCCAGAAAGCATGAACAAACTCGATTTTTCAACGATGAATCAAATTGAGCAAATTTTGTTCGACATTGAAACGCTTGCTAAAACATACGTTACGTTTTCCGGTGAATACATGACAGGAGATGGACAATATGGTTTTTGAAGACCGTGTGGCGAAATATCCGGGTCGGTGGACAATGGTAAAATCGGATGGAACATCCGAAATTGTCACTCTTATCCGAAATGACGAGCCAACAAAAGAAGGAACGCCAATCAATGCATCCACTTTAAACGAGCTGAGTACTGTTGCGGGCGCAATTAACGCAAAAGAAGAAGCCGTTTCGGCTGCATCTATCGCAAATTCCGCTTCCACCAGCGCAGCCCAAAGCGCACAGTCAGCATCCGCAGACGCAAAGAGCGCGGGAAGTTCTGCCGCTTCTGCCAAAGCTGAAGCGGACAGGGCTGCGGCCATCGTGAGCACCGATAAGACGCTGAGCGTCGAGGGCGCTCCGGCTGACGCAAAGGCTGTTGGCGATGCGCTGAAAGGCATCAAGCTCCCTATTGCCACCGCCACCACGCTGGGCGGCGTGAAGGTGGGCAGCGGTCTGACGGTCGATGCGGACGGAACACTTTCTGCGGACAGCGCTTTGGCTGCCTACCCCGTGGGCAGCATCTACCAGAGCACCGCACGTACAAGCCCTGCCGCACTGTTCGGCGGTACATGGCAGGAGATTGCGCAGAACCGGGTACTGATGGGTGCTGGCAGCGGCCACGCAGCAGGCACCACTGTTGAGGCGGGTCTGCCCAATATCACAGGCTCTTTTGTCGCGAATGTACGCGTTGGTAAACATACTGTATCCGGTGCGATCACTGCTTCCAACCGGCTCGCAAGTACGGGCGCAGACAACAGCGATGCTGAGGTATATAAGTTCAGTCTGGATGCGTCCAAGTCCAACGCCATCTACGGCCGCAGCGCCACCGTGCAGCCCGCCGCCTACTATGTGCACATCTGGAAGCGCGTGGCATGAGAAAGGAGGTTTTGAGCGATGAAGATCATTGACGAGACCGGCGCGGTCGTGGAAAACCCCGACCTGACCCTTGGCTACCTGACCGCCAGCACCGAAGAGATCACCCACCCCGCCGTAGAGGGCGTGGAGGAACAGTGGCACTGGGAGACCGTGACCGAGTATCCGAACGGTGGCAAGGACGTGCAGAAGGTCGTTGACCGTCCCGGCGTTCAGGCACAGGAGGAATGGGTTGAACAGGTGCCCATCCAGAAGTACATCCGCTACACCGCCGAAGAGCTGGCCGCGCAGGAAGAAGCACGCAAAAAGGCCGAAGCCTGGGAGAAGCTGCCGGAGACGGTGGAGGCACTGCAAAAAGAAAACAAGATGCTCAAGCAATGCTTGCTTGAAATGAGCGAGATTGTTTATGCATAAAATCACACAAAAAATCGAAAGGATGGTATTTATGATGGCAATGTTGTGGGCACAGGAAATCATGTCTGCTGAGACTATGGAGGACGCAAAGGCTCTGTACGAGCGTTGCCCCCGCCTGCTGAAGGAGAAGGTCAAGGCACTGCTCATCAAGAGCGGTTTTGAGGAAATCGTACAGTAAGGAGGACGCTATGGCTGAAATCATGGATGTATCCCGATATCAGGGCACGATCAACTGGGAGAAGGTCAAGGCAAGCGGGAAGGTGGACGGTGTAATGATTCGCGCCATGGGCAACAGCGCAACGGGCAGGCCCAGCGCTCCCTACACTGACCCACAGTTTGCCCGCAACTACGCCGAATGCAAGCGGCTGGGCATCCACTGCGGCGTGTATGGCTACTTTAAAGCGGTCAACCGGGAGCAGGCTGACAAGGAGCTGGCCTACTTCAAGAAGCTGCTCACCGGCCGGAGCTTTGAGCTGCCGGTGGCGGTGGACATCGAGGACGAGGTGCAGAAGCCGCTAGGCAAGGCCGCGCTGACCGACCTGACAGCTTACATGCTGAGCACGGTGGAAAGCTGGGGCGTGTACGCCATGCTGTACACCGGCCTGTGGTTCGGCAACACCTTCCTGTACATGGGCGGCACCGCCCTGAAACCCTACGACGTGTGGCTGGCGGCATACCGCACGAAAAAGCCCGCGCCCAGCTGTCCCTTTGGCATGTGGCAGTATACCAGCAAGGCCCGTGTACCCGGTGTGACCACCAACGTGGACATGTCCCACGCATACAAGGACTATGCGGGTATCATTAGCAAGAAGGGTCTGACCCGTCTCCGGGAGGGTAAATGACCGAAAAAGAAGCTCTCCTGTGGGTGCTTGGCATCCTTGGCAGCCTGTGCGCTGCGGCCATCACCATCGACAAGGTGCTGGACATCATCCACAAATACATCAAAAAGGCGCAGGCCCCCGACGATGCGCAGAACAAGCGAATGGATACGCTCGAAAAAAGACTTGGCGTGCTGGAACAGGGACAGCTTCAGCACGCGCAGGCCCTTGCAAGAGACCTGCGCCGCTTTGACGGCCTCGATGAAGAAATGCGTCTCGTACTCGTTGGCGTGCAAAATCTTTTGGATTCGCAGCTGTCCGGCAACAACCGCGAAGGTATGCAAAAAAGCAAATCCGATATCAACAACTACCTGCTGAAAGGAGTAACAAATCATGGAAGCAATGTTTAACTTTATCCCCGCACCCATCGCACTGGTACTGATGCTCATCGGCTTTGCCGCGCTGGCCGTTGGTGCCATCCGGCTGGGCTACAAGCAGTACGTCAAGCAGTGGGCACTGGAGCTCGTGACCATCGCCGAGGACAGCATCATGGGCAGCGGCCAGGGCGCAAAGAAAAAGGCACAGGTCTTTGCCGCGCTGCGCGGCGCACTGCCGGACTGGATGAAGCCTTTCATCACCGATGAAGTGCTGGACAGCGTGATCGAAAAAGCCGTCAGCATGATGAAAAAGGCACTGGCAGAAAAGAAGCCTACCATCAACAAGGAGTAATTTATGATCGAGCAAAGCGTATCTCTCGCATCCAATGGCGTCGTCAAAGTGCCGGGCTATGAGCAGCTGGTGCGCTTTGGCTACACCAAGAACCGGGGCGTGTACCGTCTTGCCGTCACCGCTTCCGGCGAGTGGGAGGGGCTGGCTATCCGCTGCTTCTGGCACGTGCCGGACGGCAAAGCCCCGGCATCCTCGCTGGTGGTGGACGGCTATGTGGACGTGCCCGCCAGCGTGACCGCACAGCCCGGCAATGGCTGCATCACCTTTGAGGGCAGCGACGGCACAAAGACCGTGACCAGCGCAGACCTGCGGTATCGTGTCAGCGCCAACAGCGGCACGGAGGACGGCACAGAGCCGGAACCGGGCACCCCTGCATGGCAGCAGCTGGTGGATGCCGTGCACGCCGATGCCAGAGAAGCGGCCACCAGTGCTGGCAATGCAGACCAGAGTGCTCAGAAAGCCGCTGACAGCCTGCAGGAGCTGAAGGACGGCATTGCAAACGGTGATTTCAAAGGCGAGAAGGGCGACCCCGGCCCTGCCGTAGCACTGGACACCACCCTCACCCACGAGGGCGAAGCCGCTGACGCAAAAGCCACAGGTGACGCGATCAGCGCAGTAAAGGCGTGGCAGAACGTCCTTGTGGGCACTGAGACAGGCAACCCGCTCAGCGTTGATGACGCCTTCGCTGCGCCCTTGTGCGGACTGACCGTGTACGGTAAGAGCACGCAGGACGGGACCCCCACGCCGGATGCACCCGTGCCTATCGTGAGCGCTGGTGACAGTGGGAGCGTGGCGGTGACATTGAGCGATGGAAACGGCAAAACGCAAACTCTCACCCTGCCCACACCCAACGGCTTACCCGGCATCCCTGTCACCTCTGGCGGCAACTACACTGACAAAAGCGGCCAGCAGTGGGTGTGCGACGAGGTGGACTTGGAGAGAGGGGTGAAGGTGCAAAAAATTGGCAAGGGGCGAGTTAGCACAAGCGATGGTGATGTAAATGAGCAGTATCGACTGGCTTTAGATGTTCCGGGAAATGAAGGAAAAGAGGGTTCTTCTCCGTGCTTTATAAGCATAACGCCTTTTACATCGTGGACTTCCTGCGTTGCGGGCAGTAAGCTGTATCTTAAAAATATAGCAAAATCTGAAGGCAGTTTTTATACTGCAGAAGAGCTGAAAGCCTTAGCTATTGACGTTGATTTTGTGTATCAACTCGCCACACCCATCGAAACCCCACTCACCCCTGACGAAATTGCCGCCTACAAAGCCCTCACAGCGTACGGCCCTGACACGGTGGTGCAGGCGGGTGACGGTGCTGGAATCCGGCTGGAGTATCAGAGGGATGTGAACATCGCAATCAAACGCATTGAGGACGCCATTGCGTCCATGACTACCACATAAGGAGGTACTTATGGCAATTAAATCCAAAGCACGGCATGATCTGACCCTGCGCTCCATCAAACGGGAGATTTCCGCAAGACGCGACGTGGCATACTGGCTGGACAGAGCATACGTCCATCTGGACAGCGGCCTGCTGACGGAGGACGACATCGCAGAGGTGGAGGTTCTGGCGCAGGCGTACTACGATGCGCTGGATGCTGAGGACAAGGCGAACGCTGAGGAAATTACACTGTAAGGAGGATATCATGGCAAGCACTACATACCACCATCTCGGTGACGTCACCGAGATGTACGCCGCACAAGAGCAATTTCGGCACGTCACGAAAATGGTGACAAAACGTCACCGGTTTGCCGTGCTTGGCAATATGGTGCGCAACGCCGGGCAGTTGCCGCAGCCCTTCTGGCTCGGTGCTGCCTGTGGCGGCGGCTCGTGTAGTCTTTCCGCCAGCGTTGCAAGGGCTTAATGCAGAACAGATAAAAGCTGTGATAAAACGTGCGCCGCTTGGGAGGTATGACCGGAAAATCGCCCGGTTGCGGTACGTTGACCAGCTATGCCAAGTTGATATTGCAGCGCGTGTGCCGTATTGTCGGACATCAATCGGCAATAGGTTGAAAATCATTGATAAAATACTGGATGTGTGATACAATAATCTTAATTGGGTGCGTTTTCTTGTGAAGCGCATTGAAGCGGCAGGCTTTCGGATCTGCCGCTTTTCTTTTTGCACGAATTATGGTATAATTATCTCAACAAATCCTCCCGGCCTCTCGAAGAAGCGCATTAGGGTGGATATCTGAACCCGCTAAGCCTCTCGACGATGCGTATCATGGCGGGTCTTTTAAGATGATACAGTCTCTCGCCCGCCTACTTATAGCGCGTACCATGCAAGAGACGCAAATAAAGCGGCAAAACTTTCTATTTTTGCATCATTTTATATAAGTATATTTATATCTTTAAGCGCTCATGCGGATTTTTCCGTGTGGGCGCTTTTCTTTTTTTGTCCTTCGTTGTACCTTTGTTGTCCTCCACTTCTTGCCGATGCGGTACACTGGGAGCACAAGGAGGGATGTATTATGAGCTATTACCCGACACCCGGAGCGCCCTACGTTCCGCAGCAGCCTGTCAATCCTTACGGCGGCATGGGTACAGTTGGGCTCGCCACTCCCCTGCCAAATACGCAGATGCAACAGGCACAACCGCAGCGTCCGCAGCCGATGAATGGGCAGCAGCCTGTTCAGCAGTCGGCACAGGACGGCGGCTGGTTGCTTGGCAGACCTGTTTCCAGCAGGGAAGAATTTCTGGCGATACCGTCTGATCTGTACGGAAGATGGACGTATTGCCCGGATTTGCGTAGTGGCGTCATCTACTGCAAACGTTTGAATCCAAACACTTGTGAATCTGACGTGTTAGAGTTTTACAGCCCGGAAGCATGGCGGCAGATGCAAGCACAACAGGCACAGCAGACCGCTGCACCGACACAGCAGTATGTGCCTATTGAGCAGTACAACGCCCTTGTCCATCGGCTGGATGAACTGGAAAAGTGGCAGAAGAGCTTTTCGAAGCCCACTGCCGCAGCGAAGAAAGGAGAATAAGTGATGCCCTCTCCGTTTGATATGATTACTCACAGCCCCATCATGCAGCTGGCAAATCTGGCTCGCGCCGGACAAAACCCAATGGGGCTTATCCAGCAGTTAAGCGGGCAGAATGCTCCTATCATGCAGGGCTTGAACCTGATTCAGGGCAAAAACGAAGCACAGCTCCGAACGATGGCGCAGAACCTCGCCAAAGAGCGCGGCATCGACCTAAACCAGCTGGCAAGCGCCCTGAATTTGACGCTTCCGAAGTGAGGAGACTTTGCAATGGATGATTTTGAAAACAGCCATTCCGAAAAAGATTTTGACATCAACAATCTGTGCGGCGATGACAAAATATGGGTTCCTTTAATGCTCGGCTTTATTTTTGGGGCTGCCAGCAAAAAGTGGGATGACCCAAAAGATAAAAAAGACAACCCTCCAAGCTGACTTAACGATCCTAAAATAAGCATTCCTCTAAGCGAAACGCTTCTCAGTTTTGCGGACTTGACAAAAACCGCATTTGTTTGGCTTCGCCCATCGCATACGGCGGTGGGATAGCATAACGCAAAACTGAAAGGAGTTTTGTTATGGACGATTTTGCAACTGGCTATCTGGCTGGGCAGGACGGCGGCAATAACAACGGCGGATTCTTCGGCAATGAAGGTCTGTGGGCGGTTATCATCCTCGCCATCATCTTTGGCTGGGGCACGAACGGCTATGGCCGCAACGGCAGCGACAACGGCATGAATGCCTACATCCCCTATCTGGTCGGCACTGGCGCAACCGGTCAGGGCGGTGCAGACACCCGCGCGGCTCTGTCTGAGGGCTTCTACCAGCAGGATACCTCCCGCTCTCTGGCGGGCATCCAGAGCGGTATCTGCTCTCTGGGCTATGACCAGCTGGCGCAGATCAACGGCATCAACGCCAACATCGCGAACGGCTTTGCAGGCGTGAACAGCGCCATCTGTCAGCTTGGCTACCAGAACGCACAGCTCGTGAACGGTCTGGAGCGCAGCGTGTCCAACGGCGACAACGCCATCAGCCTTGCCATCATGCAGGAGGGCAACGCCCGGCAGGCTGGTCAGACCGCACTTGCCACGCAGCTTTCATCTTGCTGCTGCGAGAATAAGCAGCTCATCGGCGACCTGAAGTACACAATCGCAACGGAGGACTGCGCTACCCGTCAGGCTATCGCAGACAACGCCCGCGCCATCGTGGACAACTGCAACGCCAACTTCCGCAGCATGATGGACTACTTCACACAGGATAAGATTGCCACTCTGACCGCCGAGAACCAGAACCTCAAGTTCGCCGCTTCTCAGGATCGTCAGAATGCGCTTCTGACCACCGTGATGTCCCAGCAGACTGATACCATCCTGAACCGTGTCAATCCTCGTCCGATTCCCGCTTATCAGGTGGCAAACCCCAACTTGGGCGTGAACTGCTGCGGCTGCTGCTAACCAACACACTCCCCGATAACACCGGGTGAACCATCGGGGCAGGGGTAAGACACCTTTGCCCCTGATTTTTTAGGAGGAAAACATTATGGCTTGCAAAACAAGCTGCAAACTCTGCCCCCATCTGGTCTTGAGCCAGTCGGTGACTTTCGCCAACGACACGCTGACCATCAACATCCCTGCTGGCGCATACCAGAATGGAGAGCGTTATTGCATTGTGGTTGCTCAGAGCATCCCGGACACGACCACTATCAACGCCCCTGTTGTCATCACCATCGGCGCAGGCACTACCGCATACCCTCTGACCGACTGCAACTGCGCTCAGGCAACCGCCGAGAGCATCCACACTCGCACCCGCTACGCTACCCGTGTGGCAACGTCTGCGACCGGCACAGGCACGTTCAAGTATCTTGGCTGCTTCTGCCGCTCCCACGCCGGTGCGCCCGCGTCCATTTCTTGAGGAGGTATAGATTATGGGCAAGAACACTTTTCGCCGCATGATGATGCTCCGTGAACACGACAAAGACCGTGAGCCGGAGCGTGACCGCCTTGAGGAAGAGCGTGACCGCAGGGAACGTGAGATGGAACGTCGTCTGCGTAAGCTGGAAGGTGGCAACGACCGCTACCCCTACTATCCGCAGGAGGAGAACCGCTACATCGACCCTTACCCTATCCCCCGCTACCCTGACGTAGAGTATGGGCGCAAGATGCCGCAAATCGGCTTCTCGCAGAACGGAGACTGGGACAAGCGGTCTGGGCAGTACGAACGTGGCGGTGCAGACAGCCGCTCCATCAAGATGCCCCGCCAGCACCTCACCCACGATGAAGCGGAAGAATGGTGCGATAGCATGGTGAATGCTGACGGCACGAAGGGCTGTCACTGGACGCTGGAACAGACACAAGACGTTGCCAAACAGCGCAATATCACCTGTGACCCGAACGATTTCTGGGCTGTTATGAACATGATGTACTCGGATTATTGTCAGGTCGCAAAGCGTCAGTCCGTTGACACTCCTGGCTTCTACGCTGACATGGCAAAGGCGTTCCTTGAAGACGCAGATGCCGCAGATGGCAAGGCATATCTCTACTGGGATTGCATTGCTGATAAGTAAAACAAAACCCCTGTGCGGCCGTTGTGACTGTACAGGGGTTCTGCTATTTTAACTTTAGAACTTAGTTTTTATCAACTCCGGCAACCTCTCTCAGAGCCAGAATACCCATCGAGCACGCTCCATACCGCTCAATGTCATTCGGATCAAAACAGTTCAATTCTGCTCTGATGTCAGAAAGTGTATGAATTGCGTCCCAAACCTCTTTCGCAGTATGATTCTCCATAATTTTCATTATAGCCATACCCTCCTTAAATCTCATCATTTCAAATAATGTGCCGGAGCATCTTTCATAAGAAGTAAAACAATCTGTTTGTATCGTTTATGCGCTTCTTCTGTAATGGCATATTCCAACGCTCTCACATCAGAAAACTGTAGGTTTTCTGCAAGAATTTTGAGCGTTGAAGTTTGCTCCAACACTCCGTTTCCATTCTTGAACTCGCAAACGCTCTTGCACAACGCAACCAAATCATTATCACTAACATGGGTGATATAGTTGTTCATTTCTCCGTAAGTCATAGTAAATCCATCCTAGTTTTCAGCTTCTATCAATATTCTTCTCTCGTCGATTTTGGAAAAGCAATATTGCAAACTGCCTCTCTCCTTCGCTCATAGTAAGGGCATTCTCCATTGCCTTTTGTTTCAGTGTTCACATTTGGATGAAAGGCATCCATACACTTGTTATGAACGCGGCTCCAATCTACACAAGTTTCACATGATTTTTCAGTACAAAACATTGCATATTCCTCCTAAATCTCAGCTTCTATCAGAACGGCAAAATTTAACATTCTTCACCAAGAATGTCTGCCCATTGTCCATCTCTACTTTCGTTTTCTTGGGCGTAATTCTCCTTACAATATAAAACACAGGCGGGAAATGCCCATGGCATCCATTCGGTAATGGCCGAACTACGCCAACTTCGTCACCAACACGAATCTCATCAATGCTTATGAAATCCATATATCCTCCTAAATCTTAACTTTTATTGCTATTTCGAATAATGCGATGGAGCGTCTTTGGTATAGTACAATTCCATATCTGCCTTGTACGCATCGAGTTGTCTTTTGCTATCCACAAGCGTATTAAAACTAAATCCAGCCGCAAAAGATACAGCGATGGACAAAATCAAGTGCGCTGCAACCCATTTACCAGCTAAGATAAACGGAATCTGAACTGCTACAGCAAAGACATCGAACAAAAGAACGCAAATGCCGCGTTTGACCATTTTCTGTAAACGGCTAATACTTCCTTCGTAAAATTCTTTCGACCTCATCATACGTCAGTCCTCCATTGAACTCAGCTTTTATCTGGGACACGCAGTTCTTTTGCCAGCTTATCCAGTTGCGCTGCGAGTTCCCATTCATTGACCGTAATTGGAAATCGTTCATTGCCAGCAGAAGCATTATCTTTCAAAAAGTTTGACACTGCAATCGCATAAGCGGAAAGATCATATCTGTTCATATTCATTCCTCCTAAATCTTAACTTTTATCGTCAATCCTCCAAGAAATCTTCCAGCTCAATCTTCCCCTCTGCCGCTGCGACAGCCAGAGCGTACACAAACTGTCCAATCGTCATTCCGTGCCGTCTAGCTTCACGGTTGATGTACTTGCGCTCTTCTTCGCTCATAAGGATGGTAATGCGCTTTGAACGCTTGCCGTCACCACTTGCAACACCTTGATGCGATTCCGGCATCGGGATTTTTTTCTTTGTCAAGCCAGCTTCGGCTAGTGCGCCGGGGACATCGCCCTGTTCGATAAGACGTTGAACTTCTTTCGCCTGTTTCAACTTCTTTGGCTTACTTTCGCTTACTACGGCATTGTTTGGCTGTGTTTCGCTGTCTTTGGCTCGCTTCGGCTTAATACAGCTTAATTGTGCTTCATTAGGCCGTGTATGGCTGTCTGTGGCTTCACTGGGCTTAATCGGTGTTTGTTCGTCTTCGTTCGGCTTTGCTTGGCTTACTTCTTCTTCCTTTGGCTCACTTCGGCTTAATGCCCGCCCCGAAGAAATAGGCTGGAAGTCAAACCCGCCCAACAAGCCGGATGTTTTTTTGCTGGACTTTTTCACTGTGTGTCACTCCAATCAATAAAATACCCGTTGTACCGAAAAGATTTCGCCGCATTTCCAGCTTCAATCAAAACTTTTCCGGCTTTTATGGCTTCTTCGGGACTTAACGCCCCACAATGTCTTTGCGAAACAACATAATAAATCGGATTGTCTATTCCATCCCCTCGGCGGAAAAACATAACATCTTTCGAGCTGAATTTTCTTTGCAATTCAAACTCGGCTTTTTCCAGCTCTTTATATCTAACTACATTCACTACACATCCCCCTCTACAATCATCTTCGCCAACTCTTTGAAATCCTCTGCGCTGGTACTCTTTGCGGTGTCGCCGCTAAACAGGCTGTGACGCTCTGCCTGCGCCTTGCGAACGCCCATAGACGGTCTAATCTTCACGTCCAGCAACGTTGTTCCCATGCTCTGTGCAATCACAGGGAGCTGTTCCACAACCTCTTTGGACAGGTTCTCACGGCTCTTGTACTGGTTCAGGAGCAGACCTTCAATCTTCAAAGTCGGATTGAAGTATCTGCGAACATCGCCGATGGTCTGCGAAAGTTGGCTTAAACCAGCCAGTGCGTATCGGTCTGCTGTGATGGGAACGATGATGCTGTTAGCGGCGATCAGAGCGTTCACAAGCGCAAGACCGAGCTGCGGGGGAGTGTCCAGCACAATGTAATCGTACTGCTCAGACACGGATTCCAGCGCTTCACGCAGCCGAAAGTTCTTACCAATGTCCCGGACAAGCTGCTCGTCAATGTCCTTCAATGCGTTGTCTGACGGCAAAATGTCACCGGCTTCGCAGTGCTGAATTCCTTCTTCTACCGTACCTTGCCGGGTCATTACATCGAACAAAGTACACACGTCCTCTGTCTGTGCGCCGTAGGTGTCCGTTGCGTTGCACTGGGCATCGCAGTCCACCAGCAGCACCTTCTTGCCAAGCAACTGCAACGCGCCAGCCAAACAGGTGCTTGTTGTGGTTTTTCCCGTGCCGCCCTTCTGATTGGCGACAGCTATTATTTTTGCCATTTTATCACTCTTTCTTAATACGGATATTTTAATTTTCCGCTTACTATTCTTTTGCAAATGCACTTTCTTTCACATTCGCATCTTTCACACCACCCGATGTTAAAAGCATCGTCCTTGCTATATGCTTCATCGAACACACAGGTTTCAGCAAGTTCTTTGTATTCGTCTTTCAAATTTTGCTCCTTTCTGATTTATTTTTTTGCTCGATACATTCATTCTGTCGTATGTGCCACATCTGACTACTTTTGCAATGCGTCAATCTCATAGAAAGCCGGAAGATACTCTTCAATCGCGCCGTCTTTCTTCAAGCTACCAATCAGATACCGCTTCGGATGGTCAGGCCAAGGGTCACGGTTGATTGAAAGAATGTCTGCACACGCAGCCTTTACGATGTCATAGACCGCATCTCTCCGCTTCGGCAGCTTGATAGATGGGTGTTCTTCCATCATCTTTACCTCGACAACCTTTGCGACCTCGATACACTCTTGAACCGACAGCGCATCGCACACAGACCAGTCGTACCCTTCGTATCCGCTTGTGCGTGGCTTTCTGGCGGCTTTTTTGATTTCCGGCTTGGAATTAGCCGTATCACAATCAACCTCGCTAGAATCGGCATCTATGACGGGCTGCTTGGATTTGTACCCGAATCGAAACTCAACTGCTACTACCTTTCGCCCTGTGCAAATCTTTTCAAAGTCAACGACAATGTCTGAAACGTTGCTGATCTCTTCCACTGCTGGTTCAAGAACTCTGCGACGTAAAGCCCGGAAGTCGTCATAGCTCGCATCGTTTGCCCCCAAGTGGTCACGCAGCTGCTTCAAACCAATCTTGTTCGATGTTAGAGAGCGATTCATCCAATCTCGAATCATGCTGTACATCAGAATAGATGCTTGCTGCTTCATCCCAATCGTATAGCGCAGACGGTATTTGACGTAGCCGCTTCTTGCAATGTCGAAAAATACAGGCCGCAAGTCAGGATTACAGTTGATTGAAACGTCATAGGACAAGGATTCCCGATTGAACTTGACCTCTGCCTTTGTGAACAGCGGATACATCACATATTCTGTTCCATCTGCATTCAACGGTACTGAAACCACGTTGCCCAAAAAGTGCTTAACCTGCGACTTCAAGTTCTTTGAATTGAGCTTCAAATCCAGCAGCTTGCAATATTCAGCCAGCGTAAACGACACGTTAGAGCTTTCGGGGTCTCTCGGATTGATACGGCTCAGATAGACCTCAAGTAGCCGAAGCTCGCCTGCTGTGTAGTCCGTAAACTTCGCCCAAACCAATGCCTTGCTCTTTTCGACAAGGTTGTTTCCTGTCAATTCTGGCATTGCATCACCTCATTTCTTCTACCCTATTATACCACTGTATCGTGTACACGTCAATGATTCTGTACACAATTATTTTTCAACAATCGACTTCCACATTCTGTACACGATACTCCACTTTTTGTACACGATATTCTCCACATCTTGTACACGTTCCTCCACTTTATGTACACAATACTCCACTTTTTGTACACGTTCTTACTATATATATAAACAAGAGATAAACAAGAAATAAATAATCATCATCAAATAGTGACGACGATACATTTTCAACAATTTCTTCTCTTCAACGGGCAGATTGTGGAAAACGACAGCTTCTTTTGCTGAATAAGAAATGTCCATCAAAGCCTATAATCTATTTGACGGTTCTATCGTGTACAGAAAATGGAGTGCAATCACACCAATAGGGGACGAATTGACAAGTCACGCTTTGGTGAACGAAAATTTCACGCGAGTTCGTTAATTACATCCGCAAAAATCCACCATTTACGATTCTATGGGGGACAAAATGACAACCCAAAACCATATTTATAACAGGCCTATTGTGTACAAAAAGTGGAGCACGTCCCCCTGTATACCGTAAAAACTTCGATAATTCGACAATCAGCCAGTTATATTATTGGGATTCACGGTATAAGAATCGTTGAACTTCATGGCTGCTTCCGTTCCAGCGTCCTGTGCCTGATAAAGAATCTCCATCTTTGGGGCGGTACCGTTCGGGTCTGGGTCTGTTCCGGTAGCCTGCGCCATCTCATAGCTACCAGACACCATCCGGCAAACAGCGACCCTGTCCTTCAACGGCGTGTGGAGGTTTGCCAGAATCTCCGTCAGCACACCGATGTGATCTGAACCGTGATCTCCGTACCGGATGTACAATAAGGCATCTATCTCATAGGAGGAACACTCCATCATGGCATCTATGAGAATCCGCCGTTTCTCCAAATCGGAAAGGTCATCTTCCAAGTGTTCCAGCAGCCCTGGGTGAATGCAAGCGTCCATGTATCGAGCCACCGATACGCCGCAGCAGGTGAACCAGCGCATAGCCATCGGCAGGGAGATGGCTGCCAGACCTTGCTCCCAATTGGCGACCGTGCCACGATTCACGCCCATTTTTGCCGCCAACTTCTGCTGGCTCAAGCCGGAACGCATTCGAGCTATTTCCAATGCTTTGGCTGTTCTTACCAAATATTCATCCATAAATTCTCTCCCTTTCAACAAAATACGGCAAAACTGCCGGATTCGACAAGCCAAAAAATGGAAAAAGCTGCTATGGAGAACCAACAGCAGCCTGTGTTATAACTGTATTGTCAAAAAATTCCAAAGAAGAAGGGAACCAAAATGATAGAAACTGTAATCTGGGACCATGAACGTATGCCGATCATCGACGGAATGCCAGCCAGCGTTCCCGATGAGCAACCGCACACACCTGAACCATGGGAGGAAAGCTAATGAACCGAACTGTAGATGCTCTGATTGTCCCATACGCCCGCAGACGGACGCTGGAGCTTGTCCTGAGCCTTTCTGGGTACGAAGCTGATAAAGATGCTTACCTCGAAGCGAAAGGCATCCTAGAACGTGCCGTAGCCGCCTTAGACGATGGGCGCGACCCGGCAGATAACATCGAACGCATTGACGGACAGCTCGTAGAGCTGTGATTGGAGGAAAAATGGATAGGCGTTGTCCCTTTTGACTTGAACGCTCGTGGCTTCCCCGATGAAAAGTAACGGATGCGAAGAAAACATTCGATTTTTGCAAAGTTGTTCAAATTGTATTGACTATACAACTGAAAGATGTATAATCGTATCAAATGAACAATCGTATTTACTGATCGGGAGGATATGCTGCAATGAGCGAACAAGAAAGAGCTAAGATTGACAGGTTTATCGCATGGCTGTTGGAACACCCTGATAAGATTCCGGCAGCGGAGCAAGCCTTAGGCCTAGAATAACAGAAAACCCCTTGCGCAGAGCTACACCAGCCCGGCACAAGGGGTTTTTATTTTACCGGGTCAGAACCATTTCTTTTTTCGGTTTCTACGGTAACGATATTTTCTGCTGTTGCCATATAGCACACGGTCATTGCCTTTTAACAAGGCCTGCATGAACCAAAAGCAAAAGGCGCAGCCGCACAACAAGTAATACACGGGCTTACCTCACATCTTCTCGATCAGGTTCATCAGCGCTTCACGCTGCGCTGTCGGCATAGATTCAAGCTTTTTTCTAATCCGTTCCACTGCTGCATCGACTTCACTTTGCGGCTGCTGGGGCGGGTTTTCTTTTTGTTCGCCAGTGAGAAGGTAGTCTACCGATACGTTGAAGTAGGCTGCAATTTTAGAAAGAACCTCTGCGGACAGGCTCTTGGTTCTTCCAGCTTTCAATTCGGAAAGAAAACTGCGGCGAATCCCAATGTTGCTACAAAGGGTTCCGTCTTTAATGCCCTCTTTTTCACAGAGTGTATGGATGTTGCTGTACAAGTCCGACATAAGAACACTCCCATATTTGTGCAAGTATACAAATGCACAGAATTTTGTACAAAAGAGTTGACTTGTACAGAAGTCTGTACTATAATACAGACATGGGCAGTACAGAACACTGTACGGTATAAACTCTTTACACCCTTATATTAGTACAGTTTTCCGTACTTGTCAATAGATTTTAGCAAATGGAGGTGGAATTTTGAAAGAAAACTTCCGTTCTGGCTTTGAGCTGGAAGTGAAGATGAAGCTGTTGCAGCGAGGTATGAAGCAAACGGAGCTGATTCAGGCGGTTCAAAGCGATACTGGATTGTTCCTTGACGATTCGTACCTCTACAAGATTCTTCGTGGCGAGCGAAAGCCGGAGAAGATTATCCAGAGCATCTGCAAGATTCTTGAAATCGAGCAGAAGGAGGACTGAACATGAGGCGGTTTATCACTTTAAAGGTTGAAGTTGACCTTGAGCACCCGGAAGAAGCGCACCACGCCATTGACGATGCGATCAAGGCCTACGAGGAAAGCAAAAAGCGTTGGGATGCCTTTGAAATCAACGAAGCCAAAAGCAGAGCACGAGACATTTTGTACAACCTGTGCAATGAAGGCTACAGTATGATATGGACGGTCACGGATGGCGCTGTCGGCCTGACGATCTGGAAAAGTTTTAAGGAGCCTTGCGTTGGCCAGTGCTATATGCCAAAAGAAAGCCTGTTTGACATCTGGGTCGAAAAGCTAGTTGCGCTGTGCATTGCCACAGGAAAGGAAGTCCCGAAGTTCATCATAGATAAGGCTGGTGAGTGCTGGTGATGAAATTTCGTAAAGCGCAAAGCCGTAAGCGCAGGCTAAAGCTTGCAATGGCTGCTGGCGTATCCAGAAACGATGCTAACAAGGTGCTATGGATGGAGAAATCCATCAACCAGTGCTTTGAACGGCACAATCGGGAAGCCAAAAAAAGCGGGTAAACCGAATGAAGATGGAGATTAAATATTGCGAGCGCTGCGGAGTTTTTTTGGGTAGGGTAAACCCACGCAAAAAATATTGCACACAATGTAAAAGGGATGCCTCGTGCGAACAAAAGCGCGCGAGACGTAAAGCATTGAGTTCAGGACGTGGGTTCACTCCAGTAAAAACCGTGTGCCAATGGTGCGGTAAGCCAATGATTAAAATGTCTGCGGCACAAAAGTACCACAAAGATTGCGCGAAAGATGCAGCTTTTGCAAGTATTGCGAAACATCAGAGCATACGAAGAGAACGAGCCTTAAACGAGAAAGCACTGGAAGAAAAAAAGATTCCATCCATAGGGCAGGTTCAAGCTCTTGCAGATAAGATGGGCAAGCATTACGGTGAGGTATCGAGGATGCTTGCAACAGGGGAACTGACTTATGAATGGTAAATACTACGACCAGCGGGAAATCCGTTGGCACAGCCGTGAAAAGGAACGGCTGAAAAACATTCAAAAACGAAAGGAGAAAAATGAAAGCACTTGTAGAAATCGCCATGATCTGGGGCATTGTCTTAGCGTTTATTCTCGCAGTGTTTCTGCTGAACTTCTGGCTGGTGCATCACATCGAGCTTTTAGTCGGAGCTAAGGCGACATGGTACATCATAGGTGTTGGCGCTTTGATGACAACCGGTTGGATTTTCAGACGCAGAGAATCAAAGAACACAGAGGAAAAGGCATGACGCTGGAAGCCGCTCTTGAAGAACGCGATATGAAGGCATCGGAGCTTATCCGCAGAAGTGGCGTGTCGGCTCCAACGATATACAACATTACAAGCCCGAATAAAGCGCCATACAAGACGGGCGTTAAGGCTGATACGCTTGCAAAAATAGCTGAAGTGCTAAATGCAATAGTCGTGATTGATGCAAGCAAACCATTTTTATTCGATATCATTCTGAAAGAAGGGACAAAATGAAAACCGTAAAAGGAAACGTGCTTACCATACTTGGTATCGTCGCCGCAATCGTAGCCGTTAGCTGTGGCGATACAATAAATGGATGCGAGAGTACAGTACAGATGCTTGGATGGGCATTTGTTTCGCTGATGTTACTAGCCACCGCTCTGGTTTTGTGTGCGCTTGGAGTGAGCTCGGAAAAAGAGCACGAAGATAACGAACGGATGGGGAAGTTGAACCGCATTCCCGCTCATACTAACAAGTGGAGGGATGTACGGTGAAATGCCCAGTGTGCGGTAGCGACAACATTACAACGGTTGACAGCCGGTCAGACCACGACAGCATCGTTCGCAGAAAAAAGTGCCTTGTCTGTAACCATCGGTGGTCTACCATCGAAATTGACAAAGACCAGTGGTACAGTGCGTTGCAAATCAAAGAGAAACGTAAGAGGGGGAGACCAAAAGATGATTAACCTTGACAGGTTCGGTGGCGTTACAGAGCCGGAGGACGGCGTGTATTTCCTGACCCATGAGCAGGAAGCAGAAGCCAAAGAAGCTGACCGGCTGGCTGAGATTGAGGACTTGCGGTCTGAAATCGAGGACAGGGAAGCGGAGTTGAAAGACCTCCGGGCACAGTTGGAGGAGCTGATGGCTGGTTGATTTTGTACAGCCAAGTTAAGCCAAAGTAAGAACAATGAAGCCTAATGAAGCCGAAGAAAGGAAAGAAAAATGGCAGTATTAGTAATGGTCTACGGTCACTCCGGCAGCGGTAAATCCGCTTCGCTTCGGAACTTTGACCCGGAACAGGTTGCGGTTATCAACGTGCTTGGAAAGCCGCTGCCGTTCCGCAGCAACATGAAAACCTATATCACAAACGACTACGGCAAGATTGATGCTGCAATCCACAGCACCAAGCGTAAGTCCATCGTCATTGACGATGCCACCTACCTTATGACTGGCGAGTTCATGCGGAACGCAAAGGTCGCTGGATACCAGAAGTTTACCGACATGGCAGCCAACTTCAACACCTTGCTGATGCGGGCGAAAGAACTGCCGGATGATGTTGTGGTCTACTTTTTCGGTCACAGCGAGCGTGACGGAGACGGTGGCGAGAAGTTCAAGACCATCGGTAAGCTGCTGGACGAGAAGGTCTGCGTGGAGGGGTACTTCACCATCGTCCTGAAAACCGTTGTACAGGATGGGCGATACCTGTTCAGCACTCGCAATGATGGGATGGACACCGTGAAAACCCCTCTGGGAATGTTCAACGATGCACTGATCGAGAACGACCTCGCCGCCGTAGACAAGACCATCCGTGAGTATTACAACATCCCGGTTCAGCCGGACAGCAAAGGAGAGTAACAGATGAAGAACATCAACTGGAATGACGTGCAGGAAGCCACCGAACGCCGTGACTTGCCTGTTGGCGGCTATGTTGCCGGTATCTGCAAGGCAACGGACGAACCCGCAAAGGAGCGTCTGAACATCGAGTGGGAAGTCGCAGAGGGCGAGTTCAAGGGTTACTGGCGTGAGCAGACAGCTTCCCTTATCGAGCGCGGTAAGCTGAATCCGGGCGAATGGGCATGGGGCGGCAAGACCATCAAGAGCTACAAAGAGAAGGCGCTGCCATTCTTCAAGGGTTTCATCACCGCTGTGGAGCAGTCCAATCCCGGCTACAAGTTCAACAACGATGAAAAGGCCCTGCGTGGCAAGCTGGTCGGCGTGGTTCTCCGTGAGGAAGAGTACATGGGCAACGATGGCAACGTCAAGACCAAGCTCGTTGTTGACCGCTTTACCAGCGTGGACAAGATTCGTTCCGGCGATTATGAAGTCAGACCGAAGAAAACGCTGTCTGGTGGGTCTGGCTCCGGCTACTCGCAGGGTGTGAACGATGACTTTTCCGTGATTGAGGACGACGGTTCGCTCCCTTTTAACTAACGGTTACGCTACCGGAACAAAAGGCGAGAAAGGAACGCTATGTTTTACCGTCCGAAAGTAGTTCGATGCCGCCTGAAAACTGGCGGGAAAAGCATCGAACAAATCAAAGAATCCCACAAGGGGCAAGGGCTGGTTTATCGGGATTTTGAAAGTCTCCAACAGATGTACGATGCTTTTTCTGGATTGATTGTTGAACTGTCCCTTTGGGAGTATGACAACCACGAAAGTTATCATCTCGAAAGCTGGAAGCCAGAAGATGATGAAAAAGTTATGATGGGCGTTTATTACGCAGAGCAAACGCATCCGTTCCCTCGATACAAGAACGATTTTGAAAAATTCAAAGTGGACTGGGAAGCAAAGAAATATGAATGCGAAGGCGCATCTCTTGTTTTTGAGCCAGCAGATGTTGAAGAACTCGAAACCATCTGCGAAGAAGTTCCTTCGTCTTGACCGCCTACCTTATATAAGAGCTGCGCTATCTGGCTGGACGGGCGTTTGGAAAGATGATTACCTGCTGTCTAAACTGCACATCGCGCCACCAAGCCTGCCACGACACTTGCGAGAAGTACAAGGCAAAGAAGAAAGACTTCGAGGAACGCAAGGCGTTCGTGTATGAGCTGAACCACAGCCAGAGCGTGTACCACCGCGATTATGAGGACAAGCACCGGGAAAAAGGCAAGAAGCGGTTTCTCGGAAGTGAATTTAGAGGTGAACGAGGATGAGACTTGTTGACGTAGAGCCGTTTATTGAAGCGTGGAAGAAAAGCGGGAACGGTAAAAAAGCCGAAGCTAAAACGCTTATGAACAGCGGGATTTACTCTGAATACGATAAAGGAGTTGCCCTTGACGCAGTTGCTGACCTTGTTTTGGCACTTGCCAAACAGCTTGAAAACTACCCATCTATCGCATGGACAAGTGTCAAAGACAAATTGCCTGAAATGACGGAAGAAGTCATCGAAGTAGATGGAGACAGAGAATGTACGCTTTGGTATGAAAGCAAACCTGTTCTGGTATTTGACGAAACAGTATATGACGAAACGAGCAGAATGCAAACGGCAGTGCTCACAGACGATGGCGATTGGCTGACAACATTTGATGAAAAACGACTTGAAAATGTAACACATTGGATGCCTTTACCTGATGAACCAAAGGAAAACGCATGAACACTGGCAAGCAGTTTGAAGCAGACTTCAAAGCATCCGTCCCATCCGATGCGTGGTGCTACCGCCTGAAAGACAGTGCTGCCACCTACTACGGTGGCAACGAAAACCTGTCCTTTTCCATCGACAACATCTGCGACTTCCTTGTGTATCGTCATCCGATGAACCATCTGTTTGAGCTGAAAACAATCGAAACGCCCTCTATCCCTCTGGAAAAGGTGTTCGGCAAGTACGACAAGACGAAGTGCAAGTATCGCAAGGAAAAGCACATCACAGACATGGTCGAAGCAATGGGATACAGCGGTCAGACCGCCCATGTGATAGTCAATTACAGGGCGGTCAACCGCACTTTTGCAATCCCTGCCAGCAAGGTTCTGGCGTTCCGTTATAACGAGAGCCGCAAGAGCATCCCTTGGCAGTGGGCAGAGCAAGAGGGGATAGAGGTAAAAGCAAAAAGGCTGCGTGTCCATTGGCGGTATGACGTGGATGGGCTGCTAAAGAGATTGGAGAAAGAGAATGAGGTTCGATGATATTGAGGTCGCGATTTGCGACCGATGCGGCGAGTGCTTTTCGTGGCACGGCGAAGTGAACGGAATCCGAAAAGTGAAAATCAAAGAACGTGGCTATGAATGCTCGCCAGACAGGTCGTTCGTCCTTTGCCCCTCTTGCATGGCAAAGCTGAACGACTGGCTGAAAGGAGAACAGAAGTGAGCAAGAAAGTTTCAGACATTCTGCCCAAGACGGAAATCTTGGCGCAGTTGGCAGAAGAAGCATCTGAACTGGCACAGGCCGCGTTGAAGTTGCGCCGTGCGTTGGATGGTACGAACCCGACACCGAAGAGCGTTGCAGAGTGCGAAGCAAATCTGACAGAAGAAATTGCAGATGTGACAAATGCGATTGATGCCCTGTTCGATTCTTGGTTTGGCGCAAACATCGAATCTGAAAGCGAATTTTGGGACGCAGAGCGTGAAATTGAGGACGCTAAACGCAAGCGTTGGCTCTCTCGCCTTGAAGCAAAGGAGCAGTCACATGAATGAGCGCAGAAACCGCCCATCGTCTGGCAAACAGGCAATGTCAGCCAACCTCCGCAAAATCTCCCGACAGAACCAGTTGTACGGATTCCGCATGGCTCTGGATGGCATCACTGCCACATGGGGCGCACTGATTCAGAATCTTCGGTGCGATGCAGACCTGACCGATGAACAGGTGCAGAAAATCATCCGCATTGGTGACAGGTACTGGGAGATGGTCGGCAAGTTCAAAGAAGAGGGCATGACCCCTGACGAGTTTGCAGATTACATCACAGCAAAGTCGGAGCAGGTCGAAAAAGAGTTGAGAGAAAGGTGGAGCTAACAATGTTTGAATTTGTAACCCGCTGGCTGGTCTGCTTAGTCCTGCTGGCGGTAGTAGTTCAGTCTGAACGGACAATCAAAAACACGGTAGACAACCTGTTTGAAAAACGGCAGGCAATGCTTGTCTGGCTGTTCGTCAACGTGTGTCTGGCCGTTTGTACGGCTGTTGTGATGGGGTGGAAATGATGGACAACGAACTTTACTGCCCGATGAAGATGACCAGCAATCCGCTTGGTCGGTGCGTCTGCGAGAAAGAAAAGTGCGCTTGGTGGCGGCAGGTTGAAAACTGTTGTTCCGTCTGGTGGATTTCATGTAAGCTAGACGGCATCGAAACGAAAATGAAGAGGTAAGAGTATGAAAAAGCGAATTTACCTTGTTCTCGAAACCGAAGCAGACGAGGATGACAAGAGCATCCTTAGCGATATTGAGCAGGAACTTGGAATGGCTACGCACTATTTTGAAACCTGTTCTTATAGCGAAATTGGCTTTGAGGGCTTGTGGATAAGCACATTTGAGAAGCCGCCCAAGAAAGAAGATGCAGATGAAAACGGCTATGTGACGGCGATTGCTGGGCAAATTACAAAGTCCGATTGCGTAGGTTATCCATATAAGTGGTTGTGGAATGTAGTTGCAAAGCATCCATGCGCATACCCTGTTTGGAAGCCTGTCAAGGAGGTCTGATACATGGCAACACCCAAACCAAAAATGAAAAATATAGAACCGGATATTTTGATTATTAACGTGATTGCGAAGAAAAACGATGGAACCATTGAACTTTCAGTTCCAGATGACGTATTCAATCAGGCAGAACAAATTTTGCTAAAGAGTGAACGAGGCGTATTTTGCAAAACTTTTTTGTCGGAGGCATGTAATGTCAATTAACAAAAAAATTCGTGAAATTATATATCAAAAATACGGCGGACGCTGTGCTTATTGCGGGAAAGAAATCTCTTACAAGGATATGCAAGTAGATCATTTCAAACCATTACGGTCGTGGGAAACAAAAGACAAAAACGCCAATGACGTTTCAAATCTCATGCCCGCTTGTCGTATGTGCAATCATTATAAACGTGCAAATTCCTTAGAAGTGTTCCGACGATACATTTCTGAAATTCCACGCAAGCTAAGAAACGACTACATTTATAAAATCGGCGTAGCTTATGGAAATGTAATTGAAAACGAAAAGCCAATCGAATTTTTCTTTGAAAGAGTAGAAAAAGAGCAAAAGAGGTGATAACTCTTGGCAACCCCCCCAAAGCGTGGTCGTGGCAGACCGCCGCTGACCGAAGCTGAAAAGAAAAAGCGTGAGAAGCGGGCGCAAAAGGCGAAAGAAGAAGCCGCTGCGAAGCGTGAAAAAGAGCGTGAGAAGAAGAAACAACAGATGCTTAACAAGCGGAAATCTATCCGCTCACAGGTAAGTAAAAAGGTGAAAGAGCAACAGGAGTTGGCAATCACGAGGTCGAAGATGATGAACACAGGCGATTTGCAGTCGAGAATCGGTGATGAAGAGGACAAGAAGGTCATCGGCATGATTGCAGCCAAGTATTTTGGCGACCTTCCGAGCGTGGACATGAACAACCCAATTGAAGTGCAGCAGCGCCTTGACTTCTTTTTTGACGCTTGCATCGAAGCTAGAATTTCCCCTGTGGTGGAATGGATTGCACTGGTTCTGGGCATCGAATGGGTGAGCTTGAAGCAAATTATGGCGGGCAAGCGTCGTGACGACAGCTTACAACAGAAGTACATCCTGAAACTGATTCTGCAAATGCAGTCCATGTGGGCGTACAACGGTATGTACGGTCAGGAGAACCCGGCAGAGTGGATTTTCCGGGCCAAGAACTACTTTGGTATGCGTGACAACGTGGAAGTCACCGTTGCACCGCCTGAACAGCCGTTGGGTGATGCCCAGAGCGCAGAACAGTTGGCTCAGAAGTACCAGACGGCTTTGCCAAAAGGGATTGACGTGGAGTACAGAGAGGTGACAGAGAGGTGAAAGAACTTATTGCTTTCTTTTTGTTATCTTGGGCGGTTGCTTTTTTGATTATCAACAATTTTAACGATAAGGAGTAAAACATGAAAAAAGTAGCAACTATTATTTCTTCTGTGGTAGCAGCATTTTTTGTTGCAGTGGTTCTTTTGCTGTGTTTGGAGAGAGTACCTGTTGGTTATGTTGGAGTTGTTTATTCAGCACGAGGTGTTGAGCAGAACACCTTGTCACAGGGTTGGCACTTTCTTTCTCCCATGAAGCACGTTAGCAAGTTCCCTATCAGTCAGCAGCAACTTATTTTTTCGGATGACCCGGCAGATTATAACGCAAAAGAACACGCAGATTGGCATATTGATGCTCCTGCAAGCGGTGGAATGGTTGGAGTAAACCTTACCGTAAATTATAACTTCATTCCAGATCGTGTTGTTGAACTCTACAGCCGTTTTAACGGAATGGATGGCGAAACGCTTGTGGAAAGCCGCATCCAGAACAGCATTATCGCCTACGTCAAGGAGGTAACGCCCCAGTTTTCTGTAATGGATATTTATTCTGAAAAGAAAACGGAAGTAAACAACGCAATCACAAATTATTTGAACGAAAAGCTTACCAATGAATACGGAATCAACGTTTCAAGTGCCCTCGTGATTGACGTAGAGCTGGATGACACCCTGACCGAAAAGATTAGAGCGAAAGAACAAGCAAAGCAGGACGCTGAGATCGCTGAGCTGAACAAGCAGACTGCTCTTGCACAGGCTGAGACGGACAAGGTGAAGGCTCAGACGGAGGCCGATGTGAAAGTGATCGAAGCACAGGCAGAAGCAGAATCGAATCGTATCGTGTCGGAATCCATCACTCCCGAACTGATTCAGATGAAAGAAGCTGAAGCCAGACTGAAGCATGGATGGGTTACTGTCAATGGAGCAGATACAGTCGTAACAAAAGCCGATTGACGGGGAACATAAAGAGGAAAAAACATGACTAACGGCGATTTTATCCGCTCTATGACGGACGAAGATATTACAGAAAACTTTACGCGGGGCATCTGTGAGCTTATCAAACATCGTGACCCGGAGCGTTGCCAGAACCGTGAGCATTGCTTTCATTGCGTCAAGGACTGGCTGAAAGAGAAGAACAAAATCATGGTGAGGGCTGACAAATGGGAACTTTGATTGACTTTTCCGACCCCTGCCTACGCACATTCCTTCCTGTCCTCTTGCAAGACCACACGACAGGCAAGAACATTATCTGGGCGACAGACCCGCCGCCTGAACTAGGCGTGGGCTTTGCAGATGAAATCACGCTGGAACAGTTGGAAAAAGTTCAGTTTGTCCCTCGTGTGCAGAAACGGATTGCAGACCAGAAGAAGCGCACCAGCAAGAAAGCTGAGGTGTTCACGCCGACTTGGGTTTGCAAGAAGATGGCAGACGTTGCAGAGAAAGACTTGGTAGGCGAGGACTGGAAAGAGTACATCAACAAGACTTGTCTTGAAGTCACCTGTGGAGAAGCGCCGTTCCTCACAAGCCGATACGATACCACGACAGGACAAATGATTGCCGTGCCGGACAGAATCGGTCTGCTGGATAGAAAGCTGAATGTTTTGGCAGAGCAGTTCCATGACTACGATATGTGGATGTGCTGGGCAATCAGTGCCTACGCATCGACATACGGCTATGAGTGGCAGGGAGACAACCTCTTGCTGGCAAGGTGCAACCTGTTCCTGACGCTGATTGAAAATTTCAGGTATCGGTTTGATGGTAAAAGGTTGGAAATCGGCTGTATGCCTATGTCCCTTGACTGTATCACAGACATCATCTCATGGAATGTTTGGCAGATGGATGGTTTGAAAAAGACCGTACCCGGCACAGATATTCCGTGCAAAATCAAAGACTGGGAAGCTTACAAGGAAATCCTGTTCAAGGATGTTGGGGAGAACGAGCAATGAAAATCATTACATATCCTGACGGTCGTTCAGAACAGGTTGGAACGCCGTTAGAACTAGCGCAGTTTATGTTTGGTTTGACTGAATATCAAACTATGCAGAAGTTCAAGAAGCTGATTGATTCTATTCCGCAACAGATTGAAAACCCAAAGAAAAAACGCGCATCTAAAAAGAAAGCAGGCGAATCTGATGCAAACTGACAGAGGAATCTACCACAAGCGAGTGTGTGACCGCTGCGGAGCAGTTCTGGGCGGCAGGATGATGAACCCCGACGAATACTTCAAGGACTGGGCGTGGCGCAGGGACACAGGCGACCTGTGCCCGGAGTGCTATGAGGAGTATAAGCGAGTGATTGGACGGTTCAATGCCAACAGAAGGAGAAAGAGAGGGCAGAGATAATGGATGTTTACTGCACCACCGAACATTGCTCTTGCATGGGCATCAAGCAGTTCTCTGCTGGAAAAGCTATCCGATGCACAGCAGAATCCTGTGAGAACAAATCAGAGCCGTCCTGTGGCTCTTGCAAATGGTACGCAGAGCCAGAGGGCGTGTGTGTGAACGACCAGTCAGAACACGTTGCAGACTTCGTGTTGGACGAACGTGGATGCAAAGAATGGGAGAACAAAGATGACAACAGGGGAGAAAATCAGGAAGCGAAGATATGAGCTTTCCGTAACTCGACAAGAACTTGCAAAACAACTCGGTCATGGTTCAAACTACATTGCAAATGTAGAGCTTGGCTACAGGATTCTTGGCGAGCGAGAACTTGAAATTGTAGCAGACTATCTAAAATGCAACGCATCTGACTTAAAGTCTACGTTAATTGACCCCACCAATGATGACTTCGGAGCGGTCTGCAACTGCGCTGTCCGCTATTGCTTTGGCAGACGGTCGTATATGCCTAGC